TCGACCAGAAGGGAGAGCGACTGCCGGAGGAGTATACGCAGCCGCCGCCGACGCCGCCGGAGGCGCCACGATGAAGTCACGTACGCCACGCATGCCGAAGGCGGAACCGATGCGCCTCCGCCTCGAAAGACTTCAGCTCGAGAACCGTGATCTACGTGAGCGCATGGGGGAGTGTGAGAGGCTTCGGCACGCCGCCATCGAAGCCTCGGCGGATCTCTGCGACACGCTCGAGGCCATCGGCAAGATTGCCGAAGTGCGCAGCGCATCGGAGAATGCGAATATGTTCGAGCCGTGGCGATTGGTGCGCGATCTGACCGAGAGGGCGTTGCGACACGCCTCACGCACGTGAGCATCCGCATCCTCAAAGAGCCGGAGGGGCTATTCGCGCTCAAGAGCGATGCCTACAGCAAAGCGCTGTACATCGCCGCCCGTGAGACCCCCGGCCTTACGTGGAATGCCGACGAGCGCCGGTGGGAGGGGATGCGCGACGCTGTGGCGACTTGTGCCGCAGCGCTGACTGCCAAAGGCATCAGACTGATTGGCGAGACGCCCCCGCACATCCCCAACGACGCCGTTACTCGCTTCGTCGCAAGCTATGACAGCGCACGTGACTACCAGCGCGTAGCCATAGACTTCCTCGTCACGCACGCCGACGAAGGCGCCCTCTTGGCGGATGACATGGGGCTCGGAAAAAGTCTCGTCGCATTGCGCGCCGCTAGGGCGTTCAAGGAACCGACGCTTGTCGTGTGCCCCGCCTTCGTCACCGGCATCTGGGGCGACGACGAGTCTTCCGAGACGCGCAAGTGGTGGTGCGACGCGTGGCCCCCGCGAGTGCTGGAGGGCACTAAGGCGGGGCCGTGGGTCATAGCCAAAAACGATGGCAAGGAAAGACAGTGGTATTGGCGCCCTGACGGGTGGACCACGGCATGGTACCATGCCGACTTGTTCCGGACGATGGACGACGCCGAGATCTTCGCAGAGACTAAGTGGTCTGTCGAGGAGCGCAAACGTCTCGGCCTCGAGTACCTCCCGGCGGCGCTGCCGTCTGTGCCGCTTACTGTGTGTAACTACTCCATCCTCCACGCCTGGGCCCCCCACCTCACCGGCGCCGTCAAGACGCTCATCGCCGACGAAGCCCACTACATCTCCAACAGCAAGTCAGAGCGCACCAAGGCGATGGCTAGCATAGCCGCAGGCTGTAAGTACAGAATCGCCCTCACAGGTACCCCCCTCACCAATCGCCCCCGTGACTTGTGGAGTCTCGTCGACACCATTAGCCTAGGGAGGTTTGGTAAGTTCTTCAGCTTCGGTGTGCGCTACGCCGACGGCAAGCAGGAGGAGGTACCACAGAGGGGCAGCAAGTTGCCTAAGACAGTGTGGCGCTTCGACGGCGCCAGCAATCTCGAGGAGTTGAACAAGCGCCTCTCATACTTCATGCTGCGCCGTACGAAGAAAGACGTTGGCCTGGAGCTGCCCCCGCGCACCATGCAGGCCTTCATGGTGAACGTCAAACGGGGGTTCATCGCACCCCCCAAGAGCATTCTCGGCGACAAGCAAGTGTCGGAGAAAGCACTACGGCGTGCGCTGGACTTAGCGGCCGACGGCAAGCTGCCGCACATCGTCGAGTTGGTGAAGACGCATGTCGACTCCGGCAGTCGTGTGGTCGTATTCTGCTGGCGGCGAAGTGTCTGTGAGTACCTCGCTGAGGCGCTTGCTGCCGCCGCCGCCGGCCCTACCACTTTCATCCACGGTGCCGTTAGCCTCAAGGAGCGCCAACGGCGCATCGCCGCCAACTGGCGCGTCTTGTGTGCCAACATCGACGTGACAGCGGGAGGCATCTCGCTTACCCGGGCAAGTGTCGGCGTCTACGCCGAGCTGACGTGGGAGCCCCATGAGATTCTCCAGACGATGGCGCGTATGCACAGGCCGGGGCAAGAGGCCCCCACGCAATTCATCTTTCCCCTGGCTAGAGGCTCCGTCGACGAGCTGCTAGCGAAGACGCTTCTGTCGAAACTGGCCACTTTTGAGACAGTCATCGGTGCCGTCGACGAGCGCCTAGACGACACCTTCGCCGCAACACGCGAAAAAACTGCGAAGGCGCAGCTCAAAAGTCTATACGACAGGCTGAAGAAACAACAATCAGACTAGCCGCAACGTTTACGGTACCGTCTGCATCATAGGAGACACCACATGGCTATCGACACAGCCAAAACCACCAACACTGTCCCTCGAGCCCCCATCGACCGCTACATGGCGCGCCTGCGCGCCGGCTACACCCTCGTCGAGGCCTTCGCCGACTACGAAGACGTCAGCATCATCAGGCGATGCCTCATCGCCATCGGGGCCATCGTGCCTAAGGCGCAGCGCCGTCAACAGCCCGACGACCCGACGCCGCAGCGCTTCTTGCAGAAAGACGAGAGCATGCGCAAGCGCGTCTACGACGCTACGCCGGAGGGTAAGCGCGGGAAGTTTTCCGGTGTCACGGCCGTCTGGCGCGTGCCGCCGACGTTGAGGCTCGACAGACTGGGTGTCGAAGCGGCGACTAGACATCTCCGCCAGGCTGGCGATGACGGTGACAGCGCAGCCGCCGAGGCCCACGAGAAGCGCCGACGCGAGGCGTTGGCGCGCGCAGCGCTGCGAGGGCTGGTCTGATGGCGTACGAAGACCCGAGCGAGGCCGTGTGGCAGGGCTACTTCAAGGCCGCCATCGAGGGGGGCGGGTGTGCCGGCCGCTAGGGCGATGGCCGACGAGGCCTTCGCGGCTCACTGCGAGCGCTGGCCACTAGACAGAAAAGTCATCGTGTTGAAGGAACACGAGGAGAAGGCGCACGCCTCAGCGGCGTATCTCACGTCATACACCAGATCTCAATGGCGTACAACATCGCCCAGTCGATGGCGTATAGTAACAGCGTCCGTGTCTATGCGGGGCTCGTTCCTCATGTCCTTCCACGAAGCTATCGCCAAGCTTACGCCCTCCGCGAGTCTCGACTGGCGCCCGCCTCCCTACGAAGACCCGGGGCATAACTATAGACTCGATAGGCAAGCAATAAGCGATGTGCTCGCCGTTACCGTAGCTGTTAGAAACAGTCGCGCAGAGAAGTTTGGCGTCGAGACACTCGACGCCGTCAAGAATCTCGAGGCTGCTGTCGACAGGAGCCGCCGCTAATGACACTCTCCTCATTGCCCCCCGAGCTGCAAGAACGCATCCGCCGGCTCTGCGTACGCCTATGGGCCTCCGACGTCTTGCTGGAAACAGCCAGGAGCCGAGATGACTTCATCGACGCCTTCGACGAAGCGTCGTTAGTGTGCCGCGAGGTCGTCGACGTATTACGCCATCTACCGCAAGACTTCACCGACGAGGACGTCAGGCGCATGTTCGACGTCTGTCTCACCGAAGCAAAACTGAAGAACACCGACAACTGAAAGGAAAGGCACACATATGGCACGCGGATTCGCAGGAATGTCCAAGGAGCGCCGTCAGGAGATCTCCGCCAAGGGCGGCAAGCGCTCTCACGAATTGGGACGCGCACATCGCTTCACGTCTAGCGATGCGCGAGAGGCCGGGCGAGCGGGCGGTACGAAAGTCTCCTCTGACAGAGAGCACATGAGCACCATCGGCAAGAAGGGGGCTGCGAAGCGCGTGGAGAACATGCGTAAGCGCTCCGACGAGGAGGCGGCGGAATGACTACGAAGGCCCGACAAGGCTGACTGCACACACGAGTGCGGGTGTTGCGGATGTTGTGAATGCCGCCCTCCGCGCGAAGCTGGAGGCGGCGAAGGGGACGTTCTATAGCGATGAGTCGACCGTATACCAAGAAAGAGATGCGCGAGCTGTTCCTCGACGAGATCTGGAACTCTGTCGACTGCTGGCGCGAAGCCGTGAGTGACGGTACGCGCACCCCAGACGATGCGCTGGCCGGTCTCGCCTTCAGTATCCTCGTCCAACTCGATGGCCAAACCGCTGGCGGTCCGTCGTACGCACTGATTCCGCAGCCGCATCCCAGCCGCCAAAGCCGTAGCCGAGGAAGAGGGCGACGAGTGCTACTACCCAGACGACGGCGAAGACATCACCGAAAACACGATGCTGCACGACCAGTTCTACGGGCGCAGGCCCGAAGAAAGATAAAACCGTCATGCCTATCCGCGTCTACCAGTTCGGCCTACTTCCGCCTATCGACGGCGAAGCGCGCGTGAGAGTCCTCATGCGCCAGTGCCACGAGTACCGCAACGAGCTCGTGGCAATCGAAAGGGGGCGGCGTGCCGCCTTGCGTGCGCTGCACGACACGCAAGAAGTCGCCGACGCGGTAGCCCTCGTCAAAGCCTCCAAGGGCAAGCCTCTACGTGAGGCAATCGGAAAGCTCTATAAGGCGCGTCGCGCCGCCGAAAAGGCAGCATCACATTGCCCCGGCGTCGCTGAAGCGTCTGTGCCGGAAGACGCTTCTGACGCCGAGCGTAGCCGTCTACGTCGTGTCAATCTCGAGGCGCGCGCCGCTGCCGGCGATGCTGTTGCGCGAATCACGCTTCTCGACGAGAGTATCCGACGTGACGCGCGCGCGTTGTCGCCGTTGTCGCCCGGCGCCTGGGCGAACTATCAAACCATCGAGGCGGCGGCGACGCAAGTACGCGCTATGCCCCTCTACGAGCGCGACGCCGTCACTCCGTCGGACCCGCGATTCGTCAAGGGGCCCCGCGCAGGGCAGGCATTTCCCGTATCGAATCCTAAGAGCTGCTGGTGGCTCGGTGACCAGCAAGTGTCGATGCACATCCAAGGGCGCACTGTCACTACCGCCGACGTCTTAGCAGGCAAAGACGCCTGGGTAAGACTCGAATTGGAGCCCGCGAGGCTGCATGGCGGCACCAACGGGGGCAAACAGCAATACTCCCAGTACGGTGTGCTGAAGCTGCGCGTCGCCAACGACACTAGATGCGCTGTTTGGGCTTCGTGGCCCATCAAGCTTCATCGCGCAATCCCCAACGCCGCCAAGTGGCAGTGGGTACGTGTATCGTGCCGCCGACTCGCCAGACGCGAAGTCTGGACCGTGGAGATTACCCTCAACGACCCGCAGAAGATTCAACCCCGCCCCGACGTCAGCGGTGCCGTCGCCGTGGAGCTCCTGTGGACTCCGCTTGACGACGGCTCCATGCGTGTCGCCTCGTGGCGCGACTCGTTTGGCGCCACCGGCGAGCTGCTGATGTCTTCTAGAATGGTGGGCGCCATCCGCAAAGCTGACGGCATCCGCTCGGTGAGGGATACGCTCCTCAACGCCCTACGCCCGGCGCTGGCGGAAAAGATTCAGCACAGCGCCGACAAGCTGCCCACGTGGTTACGCGAGGTAGGCAATGTGCTGCACCTCTGGAAGTCGCAGGACAGGTTCTACGAGCTGGCGCTACGCTGGCGCAAAGACAAGGTTGATGCCGCGCGTGATGCTTACGAGCTCCTACAAGAGTGGGAGTTACGCGACGCTCACCTCCTCGACTACGAAGCCGGTAGTCGCCGCAATGGTATCGGATGGAGGAACCACTACTACAGCAATTGGGCTGCGGGGCTAGCCAGACGCTACAAGGCGGTCATCGTGCCCGATAGAGACTTATCGCTCGAGGCTCGCTTCGGCGACGATAGCGACAGGCGCACGACGGTGTCACCGCAGAAGCTACGCGACATGCTCCTCAACGCTTTCGGAGAGGATGCCGTAAAGGCGGTGTGGAAAGGCCCTCACGGGGTACCTGAAGATTCCGACGATACGTGGCTCGAAGTCGTCAGCGAGCAGTGGCGTAACGAGGAAAACACGGGGGGCGCTTGCGCAGCGGAAAAAGACAACGCCGTCGCAGACGTAGGCGGTAGCGCGTGGGCTAAACGCAAGGCACGCGCCCGCGAGCGGGCTGCTGGGAAAGACGGTGCTCGCAAAGACGTCGGCAATACGGCGGAATGATTGGGGAGCTGAGAGACCTGTGGTAATGGCAGCGCAGCGCCTTTGAGACTGCGACGCGGGCTTCACGTGACGAACACCGCCGGCCAGGTGGTAATGGCAGCGCAGCGCCTTTGAGACTGCGACCAGCCGACCGCGCAGCCGCACTCAGAGCAGATCTGGTGGTAATGGCAGCGCAGCGCCTTTGAGACTGCGACACCCCCACCAGGAGGGAAGAAGACGTGCCCGCCCCGTGGGTAATGGCAGCGCAGCGCCTTTGAGATTGCGACGTACACGAGACTGTGGATAGTGCCGCAATACGGCACGTGGTAATGGCAAGCGCAGCGCCTTTGAGACTGCGACGCTACGCTGCGGCTAGTGTGCGCCGCTGCCATCTCGTAAAAGGCAGCGCGGCGCCTTGAAGCCTGCAACCTCGATCTCACCAAACCAAGCCTTCCGAACGCAAAGCTCGGCCTTTACCGCCCCCCTTCGGCGCCCCCTCCCTCTACTTGTGTAGCCTCCTACGCACCCCCAGAGTATACTGCTTCGCATGGGCGCAGTACGGACCTCTTCCAAGCCGGATAACAGCTATCTCGCGTACTTGGAGCGGTTGGCGCTCAACCGGGGCACCAACAACACCACCATCAAGCTCCTGGCCGGAGTGTCGGATCCTTACCATTCGACAGCCGACTTGGTACCTACCGATAACTCGGGCGACAACCTTATACCCCTCGACGTCCTGATCTCGAGGTTCGCCGCCAAGTCGACGTTCACCGCCGGCAACGTGACGTGTTACCAAGTCGACAGCCTCGACTTTGTCCAGAAGAACCCGGGACTGGGAGCGTTCACCGGATACAAGTACTCGGCCACGAACCCCCAGATCCTTGGCATCCCCTCCGAGTGTGCTCTTTGGGTGAGGTTTCCGGGGAGCGCGGGGATCGTTCAGTCGAAGGGGACGAGTCCGGGGACCAGAAGTTTGGTGATATCGTCGGGCGCGCCGAACAATCACGGCGCGGTCTTCGTGTCGGGACTTTGGCTGATGGGCGACCCGACCTTGTCCGCGGGTACCGCCGATGCTTTCGAGTTCCTGAATCTCGCGTCGGTGTTCGACGCGTGGCTTTGGGATTGCCGGATCCTGGGTTACTTGGGAGCGTCCCGGGTGTTCGATATTACGGGTGTGACGCAGTTTCACGCGCGAGGGCTCCACTACTCCAACTGTGGCACGAGCGCGGGCGCGACGAATTCGCTCATGTACATCAACGGGAACGAATTCGGCGTGCAGGTGGAGGACATCGAGTTCAACGCCGTCTCTCCGCCTCCGAACGTCCCCGTTCCTGCCGACAAGGCAACGGCGACGAGTATCGGGATCTACCGGGACTTTACGGGCAACGTGATGGCGATGGGCGACGTTTGGAAGAACATTCAAGGGGGCGACCCCTTGGCGGCGCTTCTCGTGATCGCTCCGACGTCGTCGGGTTTCGTAGGTCCGCAAACCTTGATCAACGTGGGGCCGGGAGGGAACGTGTGCGGTGCGGGCGCGGGCGGAGTTCCCGCTGTTCTCTTCGATGGCACGAACGGTACCATTCGTGGTGGCATCTGGATCGAGGGTGGAGAGACGCACTTGAACGGCGTGGGAGGTTCTTGGCAATTCAAGAACCTCACGTGTCCCATCAAGATCATTCACCATCGCATGGATCAATTGGGTCAGACATTCTCCTTTGACTTCACCGGGACGACGGGCGAGGTGATGATAGAGGAGTGCACGACGGACACGGCGGGCGTGCGCGTCCCTGTCACGAACAACGCGACGGGTCTCGTGCGTGAGCGTTTCGGTAACGTCTCGTCCCGCTACTACACGAGCACGTTGGCTGTTGCCGCGAACCTTGCCGTGGGCTGGGACGCAGGCGGTCAGGTGAAGGTCCTTCCGACGTCGAGCGATCCGGCGGCCTTGGTGGGCATCGTTCAGCAAGCGATCGGGGCGGCGGGTTCGGGCCCGGTCTCCGAGCCGGGGCAAGTCGTGACCATCTCCGCGGACGCGACCGTGGGAGGGATTGCCGCAAATGGCCTCTTCAAGCCATCGGCCTTGTCAGCGGGGAAGTTCATTACGACGTCGGCGTCTCCGGCAAGCGGCACGGTGCAAGCGGCGATCGGCGCAAGTGCGACGGGACTGGCGCTGGTCAGGTAATAGAGATCCGTGTTGAGTCTCTGGCGGGAGCGCATCTGTTGGGCATTGTTGGGGTTCGGTGCCGGTTTCGCCCTAGCGGCAGCGCTGATGGACGCCTGTACCTAACCTCGTGGCAGACAGCCGCGCGTTGACGTAAGATACCCGTCGATGGTGCAACTTCCTGCCTGACAGCCGCGATAGATCCCCCGCCGTGAAGATCGGCGCCTCTATAGCTGTAGCGTTAGCCGCAGTGGCGGCTCTGTGGGCCCGCAACACCCCCAAGAAGCCGGCCTGGAAGCGCCTGAAGCCCCGCTATCCGGACTACCGCCGGGGGCGCAAGCGCTAGCCGCTCGGCACACAAGCTGCTACGCTGTCCGTCATGGCATTCCCCCTCCGACAGTTTCAACTCAACGGTGTCGCCTTTACGCAGGGGCACAAGCGTAAGTATCGCTACAACAAAGCGCGTTTCGATCGTGCGCGCCTTGTGGCGGTTAGCGCTGCCGCCCTCGGCGGTGGCTGGATCGGCGAAGGATTGCGCACGCCGCTCATCACTCTGGAGTGTGGCGTCGTCGCGATGCACGGCCAGTTCTACGCTAAGCCCCGTGCCTAGACGATGCTGCGTCATCTCGTCACAGCCCTCTGTACCGTACCGCTCGTCGAGCTGCCGTGGTGGGGGTGCATCGCTCTAGCGACGGGTCTGACGATGGGCATGTGCCTTTGGGGAGCCGGTTGAATGTCGACGTCGCTTTGCCCCGCCGGCTACGTCCTGCTGCCCGACAGCAAGGTGACGCCGGCCATCTCTTCGCGCGCTGTTGCGCTGCTTCAGCAGTGGCGCAGCGGCAACTTCCCCGTCGGCAGCACCGACAGCCAGGAGACGACCTCTAATCTGGCGCTCGACTACCGCTACGAGTGGCACCCGCCGGACTTCCAGAACCCCGTGAGGCATACGGGGGTGACGGTCTACTACTGCCCCGGGGGTGGCACGCAGCCTGCCCCTTTAGCTCCAGCCTCGGCACCACCTTCGCCGCCAGCGCCATCGCCCTCGGGCTCGTCGGGGGGAGCATCGCCATCGCCGCCTACGTCGTCAGACGAAGCGCCAGGCGGCGCCGACGCCGCCGATAGCGCCACTGGAGCCGGGGGCGCATGCGTTGCGTCTGATGGCTCCATCGTCTCGTTTCTATCGAAAGTGATTCAGGATGTTGAAGCGGCGTTGAAACGCATCTAGTAAGGGGGTCAGTTTGACACCTCATCAAGCGGTTGCTCAGAAGTACATGCGAGGTGTGGCCGGTGTGGCGTCTGCCGTCGGCGCCTGCGGATTCAAGAATGGCGTCGGCCAGTCGGCAGCGCCTTCTACTCAGCCCCCTATGGGTCTCGCCGGGGGTACAGCCGTGCCCCTCATGATGTTCGCGCTTGGCGGTATCGCCATCCTCGGCGGTATCGCCTACGCCAAGGAGAAGTTGAAGTGAAACCGGTTGAAACAGCTCTCTTCGTAGGCGGCGCCGCCCTCTTGACGGCGGGGGTCGTCTTGCTGGCGACGAAGGCACCGGCCAAAAGCTCGCCGACGCCTACTCCCGGCCCCACGCCCGGACCCACGCCGACTCCTCCCCCACCGCCCCCGCCTCCCCCTCCGCCCCCCGCAGGGCCGCCTCAGCAAATGCTTCCGGGGCACCAGTACACCCTCACGGGGCCCAGCAACACGTTGGCTCCTGTCACCGGGGGACAACTGGTGACTCCCACCATCATGGAGGCGGCCATCGACGCCGTCTTGGGGGTCGGCGCTGTGTCTGTCTTCTCCGTCAACGTCGGCGCTACAGTAACGACTGTCGTGCTGGTGTACAACTCCGTCAACGGCCAGCCTGTCGCTATCCCTATCGACTACACGGGGCAGCTCCAGGGCATCACCTTCGACGCGAGTCAGGGCATCACCGTCGTCGACAACGGCTGCGCGCCGGGCGCCAACTGCCCGCTCGGCTAAAAAGGTACAAGTGTCTGTCTTCAACGGCTTCCTGTTCGGCACCGTCATCGGGGGGCTTACCGCTTGGTTCCTTCCCGGTGCTCGCGGCAAGCGCCGCAACCATCGAATGGCTGCGGGGATGGTGGCGGGGGCCGTAGCCGGGGACCGCTATCGGCGTCGCCACGTCGGCTCCAGCGACTAAGTGATGATCTACCAACGGCTCTACGTCTGGCAGAACGGGTGGCGCGTCATCGTTGACGGATGGACAGCCGATGCGCTGCCTCAAAGTTTTTTGGACGACCTAGCCGCACAAGTGCCGTTGACATACGCAGTCTTGTATGTGTGGGACGGCACGCGCTGGTCGACAGCGAGGAACTACTAGATGGGCTGGGAAGAAGGCTACGCACCGCTCGAGGGCTGGAGTAACTTCCGCCAACTGTATCAGGATGCCGTCAATGCGGCGCCGCAGAAAGGCGCCGTCTTTGTCGAGATGGGCGTCGCTCTGGGGCGCAGCGCCTTCATGATGGCGGAGATGATTCAGAAGTCGAAGAAGGACATTACCTTCTACGCCGTCGACTTGTGGGACGTGGTGCCGGCCAAGCAATGGGCCCCCTTTGCCTCAGACTTCTTCGGCACCTTCCTAGAGGGGGCTGTCAAACATGCGCGCCACTTACTCCAGCAGGTGCGCATACTGCGCCTCGACAGCGTTGCTGCTAGCCGCGTTTTCGACGACGCGTCGATCGACTTCGTCTTCATCGACGGGGATCATTGGTACGACCCGGTGAGACGCGATGTCTTGACGTGGCTGCCGAAGATGAAGCCGGGAAGCGTGATGGCGGGGCACGACTACGACCAGCCGCACTTGAAGCGCGCTGTCATCGACGTCTTCGGGGAGAACCGCGTAGAGCCCGTGGCGACGAGCTGGCGCGTGCGCCTCTAGCCTCTAGCCTAGCTAGACGCCGTAGGTGCTGGTGAAGTAGCTCTCCAGCGTCGTGATATCACCGAGACTCAACGCGCTGGGGTAGATCAAGACTCTCGCAAACCTGCCGTTTCTGGCGCTGGCGCCGGTGCCTGGCTCCGCGCCGATAGCCCAGGATTGTGCCCCCGCGGGCCCGGCCCCCGGGTCGCTAGCGCTTAGCGTAGAGCCCCGCGCCTTCGTGGTGCCGTTCAGCCGCACGATGTGCGTAGCGTTGGTGCCGGCGTCCTGGTGCACGTACAGAGCGCCGGCTCCAGTCAACCCCCAATCGGAGGCGATGTTGAATGACGACGTCGCCGAGTCTTCCACTAGGGCGTCAGTGTTGCCGGCCGCGGTGGCGGTGGAGAGCTGGTCCCAATCCTGTTGGGTGAGGTGTCCGGTGGGTATGCCCCGGCCGCAATACAGAAAGCCTCCGGGGTCGGCCCCCACTGTCGCCAGGTCAACCCAGGCCATGAAGACAGTGAAGCCGCCGCTGGCGTAGCCAGAAAAAGTGTTGGCGCCAAAGCCACGACTGATGCTGATGCTGGGGCGGTTGTTGAAGGCGGCATCCTTGGCGGTGTAGGCAGCGTTGATTCGCCCTAGGGCGTTGGGGATGGGGGCCCCGGTGTTACCGTGGCCAGACTTGTCGGCCAGAGAGATGACGTTGCCGTTACTAATGGTGGCGCCGCTGGCGGGGTTCCAATCGAGTATCGGGGAGCTGCCCACCGCCGGTAGAGGTGGGGTGAAAGACCCGGTGGATATCAAGTAGGCTATCGCCTCGCTGACGACGTCGCTCTTGGCGTAGGCGGTTGTCTTGATGCCGGCAATCTTGGTAGGGGGGATGAGTGCCTGCACCACCTGGCGCCTGACGGTGCGGTGTCTACGCTCGTTGCCGGTAGCCTGGTAAGGCGGGGAGTAGTTACGGCGCCTGCGCATGTGCAACAGTGTAACACACGCAGACGTGGCGGCTACACGTCACGCCCCTTACGGCTGTTGAGCGCCGATGCGTCCAGCCGCGCCTCCTATTCTCGCGACAGCTCCTTGACCGAGAATGAGTAGACGGCGTGGGGGCTTTGAATAACGCCATCAATGCGGCCTTGTCTGCGTCTTTCGGCATAGTTACATCTGTCAGTTCACCTTCTTCTTGTCTGTGTCGTCGACAGCGTCAGTGCCACGCGAGACGAGTTCCTCATGTGTTTTGCCGGTCACTGTGTCGACGTGCATGACAGCGATGTCGACGGTGGCGGCCTCCATGATGGCCTTCGTGGCGGCTTCGGGGGAGACATTACATCCACGACTGCGCGCCTCAGCCATCGTCGCCGCAATGAGGGCGCGTACACAGATGACGAGAGGCTTGAGGGGTTCCGGCTGTTGCCCGATGATGCGCGCCAGCACTGTCAGCAAAGCCTGTACGACCGTATTCGGCGGTATGCGCTGCTGATTCACGAGATCGTGAACCTGCCGTAGTATGTCGTCGACGATACGGAGACACTCACGGTCTTCGTCGGTGATGGGCACGTTAGGCATCCTCTATACCTACTGGGGGCTACGATGCCGCAGCTCAGCGCGCCGTTTCGTCTGGCGACGGCCACTCATACACCATGCCTCCGCGCAGCCTAGCCATCTTCTTGAAGACGTACCGCAGGCGCTCATCGTCGTCGTACCAGCCGCTCGCCGAGCCCTTCGTGCCGGCGGGCAGGTGAGTGTTGTACGACGCATGAGTCTTACGCAAGCTGTAGTGTAGGTCGTACTCATCTCGGGCACTACCACGAAAAACAGCCAAAAGACGCAGAGATACCCTTGTGCCATCGGCGCCCATCTGAGCCGCAATGCGCGCAACCCGCTCCTGCGGGTTAGTCGAGTACCCCACCTTCACGACCCCCGGACCGTCTTCGTCGAAAACCTGTGCAAGGTACACTAGGCCAACAGGCACAGTATCGTCTACTGCTCTGCTCGAAGCTCTGCCTACTATACCCCTCTTCATTACAGCCTCTTTTCCCATATACTAACCAACCAACCAACTAGAATAGACAAACAACACTTTATAGAGGAAAACTACCCCCCCTCTGAAGGAGTCTTCCCCATCCCACGGGGTTTTTGTTCCTCTATTCTAGTCGGTGGGTGTTGGTCGGCTCCGCGTCTTTCCCGCAGGTTTATTACTTGAGCCTGCTTCGCCTCAGCCTTAGCGGGTCGCGCGTACTCGTAGCCGCTGTACTCGCTGCCGATGTACGTTTGCCTCCGGCGCCACCCCAGTTTGCGGAGGATCGCGCCCACGATCATGTGCTCCCCGCGGCCGACGCGAGAGACATCCAGTCCCAAGGGCCCCGTGAGGATGGTCTCCATCGTCACCGCCTTCCCGGGGGGCGCGTGGAACTCGCGCGTGTTGTCGTACTTGTTCTCGGTGTAGTAGCCAAGCTGAAGGTACCTGGCGATGATGGGCTCCCAGGGGTGCACCTGGCGCCTCGTCTCTTGCACTTTCTCGAATTCGCCGAGCAGCGCCTTGTCGGTGAGGTGCCACCGCTCCTTCTTCTTGTAGCGAACGACAGCTTCGGCCCAGAGCTGGTTACGCTCCTTCTTCAGCCCCTCGACGTCGACGCGGGATACCTTCACGGGCCAGAACCGGCGCCCCCCGGTGTCGTCCTTCAGATACTCGTCGGCGTTGGTGGTGCCTGAGAAGACGCACCTTCGCGGGAACGTCTGCGCGATGCGCCCGTAGCTTTTGCGGAACGTGTCTTGCTGACTCGTGATGTACGCCTTCACGCGTGACAGCTCGCTGCGATTCAGCGAGTCGAGCTCCGCTAGCTCGACGATCCACTTGCCCCGCAACGCCTGGAAGGAGTCCAGGTTACCCAGCTCGATGGCTGTCTCGAGAAACCACTCGGGATAGGGGCACAGCGCGCGAATCAACGTGCTCTTCCCGATACCCTGGTCACCCTCGAGAATGGGCACCGTATCGACTTTGCATCCCGGCTCGTAGACGCGAGCGACAGCGGCCAGCAAAAACTTGGCGGCGATGGCGCGATTCACCTTCGTGTCGTCGGCACCGGCGAGGCGCGTCAGCCAGTCGTCAAGCCTTCGAGTGCCATCCCAGCGAAGCGCCTCCAGCCATTCCTTCACGGGATGAAAGGCGTTCTTCTTGGCGACGACGTTGACAATCTCCTGCGCCATAGAGGTGGCGACGGTGATCTCGTAGGTGCTGCGCGACAGCCAGTGCGTTAGCCTGACGGCGTCGTCGTCCTGCCACGGGGTGCCGGTCTGCTTCCCGATGCGATCCTCAGCGTGCCACGGGGCCTCACGGCGGAAGACAATTGTCCCCGCGAATTCGTCGTAGGCGAGCACACCCCGCCACGCCTCATGGTGACACAGGATAATAGAGACGTTGGCGCCGCACGGCTTCACGTAGGAGCCGTTCTTCGTCGTAACTACTACGAGTAGGTTCTGCCACTTGTCTGTGACTGGCTTACGCTTACTTACATCGTTGCCGGAAGGCTTACGCTTCTTATCAGACATCCGTCTTCACCCTTGGCTGCCGGCGCGCATACCTTGCGTCGAGCGCGGATAGGTTGTATACGACTTATGAGAGCTCCTCACAAGGCTCCGATGCTTGGAGGACGCAGCAGGGTGCGGGGTGTGAAAGGGTGAAGACAATGGCTGGTGACTCTGGGTTGACTGAGGCTTCCGACGAACCGGTTGCGCCGACGACGTGGCGCTCGGGGATGCCTTACGTAGTCGTGGGCGTCGACATGCGGGGGCGAAAGATTCGCGTCGCGGCGCCGTGGAGCACGAGGCGCGAGGAGGCGCGGCGCGCTAAGCAGGTGCGCCGATGAAGCAAGCTACCGTTACCGTGCGCATCGACGAGCTCGAAGGCGCTCCGTTGAACACGCCTGCCGCCAAGCGCGTCTACAATCACCGTCAAGGCAGGCTACGGCGAACGTCTCCGCATCCGTAACGCCATCGCGCGTAGGTGGGGTGAGCAGAATCTCGTCGAGCGGAAAGCTAGGGCATAGAAAAAGCAAGCCATGCGCATCCTCCACATCCTCTGGTTACTGTCGCTGGCCGACGTCGCGCTCATCGTCGCCGGCTTGTGGCTTCGTCTAGCCGATGCCTCATTGAAACGAGGCGACAAGCTTTACTGGAAGCCCCGACGGTATCCGACACGCTATCTGAAGGTCGGTGTCGGCGCCGGCCGCCTCGCCGATGTCTTCGTCGCTTGGAGCAACAAGTACCGCCTCCGGTGCGATGAGGTGATGCGCAGTGGCTAGGTTCCTAGCAGAGATGTGGCGGGGCCTCATCATGTTCGTGCTAGCGCCGGCTGTCGTGGCGCTTCTCGTACTGGTCATCGTTGCTTGGTTCTTCGAGAGGCGCGACAAGCAAGCATTGAGGCGCAAGTGAGCGACGAAGTCATCATCCGCCCCACGATGAGTAAGACGGACGCTTTGTTAGCGTGTGCCTGGCCGTGGGGGCGTAAGGCGCCCCGCGATACCGGCAGCGACGCCTCGCGGTTCGGTACCGCGTGCCACGACGTATTCGCGCGCCTGGGGGCTGAAAACACCCTTATGGGAGCACCGCTGCGAAAGGCGTGCGTCGATGCCGGTGACGCCTTCAAAGTCGACTCGAAGGAAGTAGAGGCGCTGACAAGTCAGAGTTGGCCAGTCTTCCTCAAGTGGATGAAGGGGGGCAACCCCTTCAAGAAAGACTTCTACAGCAAAGGCTTCGCCAAGTACGAGTTCAGCGTCGCCTACGAGGTGGAGAGCTACACGGCAAGGGAGTGCGAATCCCCCAACGAAGCCACCCACGAGTATCCCGACTGCGACTACGAGACGGAGTTGCCGGGTACCGCCGACGTCATCTTCTGGCGTCGCAACGAGTACCTATGCGTGCTGGATTACAAGACGGGCGACGACGTACCGGAGCCAGGAGAGTCGGGGCAGCTCCTTAGTCTTGCGACGGCTTTGTTGCATCTCTACCCCGCCAAGGAAGTCATTCTGGCACTGGCCCACGCCCCCCGGCGCGGTGAGGGCCTCGCCACCATCTACGCCGACACCGTGAGTAAGAAGCGCCTCGACGCACATGCAGAAGCCCTTGCCGATGCGTGGCAACGGCGCGGTACGTCGATGAGCCCCGGCGAGGTGTGTCGCTACTGCCCCGCTTTGACGAGCTGCCCCACGCAATCCTCGATGCTGGTGGAACTGAAACGCGGCGGAGCGGGCAGGCTGGCGTTGACGCCGGAGCGTGTCGGCGCGATTCACCTCGCGTTGCAGCAATACAAGGAGCTCGCTGAAAGGCTTGGCGAGGAGATTCGTGGGTACGTTTCCGCCAACGGCCCCGTCACGAGGCCCGACGGCAAAGTGTTAGACTTCGTCTCTCGTGAGTACGAGACGCTCAGTAAGAGCAGCGTCACGAAGGCGCTGGGCGTCGTCGAAGGCGAGAAAGTCTTGGCGCAGCTTCGCAAGAAGGGGTGCTTAGTCACGACAGAGCGCCAAGAACTGCGCGCCGAGAACGACAGGGGGAAGTAATGAAGCTGGTGATGAAGCCGGTGATGAGAATGGTGCTCTGGATTCTGGCGGCGTTTATGTGCGCCTTCGCGCCCTTCGCGTGTGCGGCGTCGTCGCCGCACGGGTGGGGGCCCGACAACGGCGGCGACAGCGCTACGGATGCTTCGTCGAGCTTAGACGCCCCTGTGCCTTTTGGGGATGTCGATGCCTACGGCGTAGCGCCGAGTCTGGACCTAGCGCCAGAGACGTGGGGCCCGATGCAGTACCAGGGGGGTGCCGTACTGACGAACCCCGTGCGCGTCTACTTCCTCTGGTACGGCGACTGGAAAGCCGCCGGTGACGCCGTCAAGCAAGCGACGTTGGCGCGGTTCGTCAGCGAGCTCTCGGGCTCCAAGTGGATCGCCATCGAAGACAACCTGGAGGTCGCGCTGTTGGATGGCGGTGTCGCCGTGCCGGCGACGCAGTTACAGGTGGCGGGGCTGGTGTCTCTGGGGTATCCGGACGGCCCCGATATCGGCGGCGACACCGGTGTGCAGGCCGTAGTTATCGGCGCGCTGGCCTCGGGAGCTGTCCCGTACGACCCCCAAGGGGTTTACGTGGTTTCATCGAGCCCAGATGTCACCTACAGCGGCTTCAACTCGTGCACCGGCTTCTGCGCGTACCATAGTAGCTTTTCGCAAACTGTCGACGCCGGCCAAGAGACGCTGCGCTACATCTACCTGCCCGACTACGCGCCAGAAGTACCTGTCGATGGCGGCATTGTCGATTACACCTGCGAGTACGGATGCACCATCATCTCGTACAGCTCGCAGTACGATGCCGGTGATAGCCCCCATGGGGATTGGCCGACGGATGGAATGGCCAACGGTCTCGCCCACGAGCTCGCTGAATCCATCGACGACCCGGACCCCGCCATCACTCCGGCCTGGGGGGACTTGCTCAACGGAATGGAGAGCGCGGACAAGTGCGCCTGGCGGTTCGACCCTGCCTTCTGGGTGCCGGGGGGCGCCTTCGCCAATATGACGTTGGGGGGCGAACCGTGGCTTATCCAGCAGAACTGGCGTAACTCCATCACCGGCCCTTGGGGAGGGTACTGCACGTTGGCGGTGGGGCCGTAACTGCTAAGCTTACGGGTATGCCATCCCTCGAGAGAATCGCACAGATATCGGGTTTGACAGCCATGCTGCTAGCTGCGAGCGTCATGCTGTTTTGTGTCTCGTGCTTCCATCCCCACGGGGCCATCGGCTATCGCGTGACTCACGTCGCCGGCTACAGTATCGACGCGCGCTTCACTGACGAGGAGGCCCACGACATCCGAAGTGCGGTAGCAGCGTGGGAGAAAGCCTCCAAAGGGCACCTGGTGATGGAGGAGGAGAGTGTTAGATGGAGCCTCTTTCACTTCCACAAGTGGCAGCGCGGCGAATTGGGATTGACGTCCAAGGGGAGCGTGATTGTGGGACTGTGCCATCAGGACACAGGCGTCATCGACGTAGTGCCGGGGGCGCTTACGCGCGCTATCGTGATTCACGAACTGGGGCATATGTGGGGCCTCGAGCACAACGAGGACCCCGAGAGCTTCATGCGTGAGGACATCGGCAACGTCGTCATGCCGGACGGCGACGTGAAGGACGTGGACCTGAAACCGGCGTGCAAAGTGCTAGGGTGCTGAATTGGATACGCGACTACACATCGAGGCCATACGCCGGCTCACACGTGAGCTGAAGGCAAGTATAATGGCGCTAGAGAGCGCCAAGGATGACAAAGCTGTCGCCGCCGCCATGCGGGCGCTGGCCGACGTATCGTTGCGCGCAGCCTCCTTGTACGACGGCGACACTGGTGCCGACAGCAATGGCTGAACGGGCTAGCGACGTTCTGAAGCAACTCCTAGCGGCTCTCTTAGCCGCTGAAGGGTGTCGTTTTTGTTGCGTCGTCGCCGATGAGGATTGCCACAAGGCGCAACTAGACGCCGCGATACGTCGCGCGAAGGACTTCATCAAAAGAGAGCGCGAGGAAGCCCTCACGAAGCCGTCGTGAAGCCCGGCGACAAGACAGCGGGCGGCCGGAAGCTCGCTCGCATCGAGCATCTCATAAGCTATGCGCTGTACGGCATCGTAAAGCCGCCCGCGCCGGTTGGTAGCGGGGACATTACCTCCATCGTGAACTTCGGCGTCGGTTCCGCCCCCTTGACGGTTCTAGGCACTCTCTACGCCGGCAAAGTCGTCACAAGCTACGCCATCATCGTTGTTACACCGTTCGACGATCTGGCGGCGACGGCTGCCTTCGGCGTCAGCGCAGCCCCCTCGGCCTTCCAAGTGCCGCTGACAGAAGCCGGGCAGTTCTGTGGCGATAGCGCAATTGTTGCGTCGGTGTCGGACACACTCCTGATGACTCTATCGTTGGGTGCGTCATCTATAGGATCTGGCATACTGCTGTACACAGTAGGCTGACGAGCCTCACAAGGTGTACGCATGAGCGTCTGGCGCAAGATCAAAGGCACCATCGAGACCTTCTTCCAGATTGGTCTCGGCGGGCCCCAACTGAAGAACAACTCCAGCGTCATCGAGGCGCGTAACTCCGGCGATACCGGCTTCGTCGTCGTGCGCGGGGCCGCCCCCGTTGGCGATAACGACCTAGTCACGAAAACATATTGCGACCAGCTAGCCGCCAGGTACTACGTCGCCCAGCAGTTCAACGGCGGCAGCGCCTTGCCGTCCAACAGCTCCACGGAGCAGTTCTACGTCGTCACGACTTCAGGGGCTAACGCTACCATAGGGCAGCTCCTTTGGGATGACGGCTCCAACAGCGGCACGGTGACGGTTCTTGCTGCCGCCACCGGGCGCTTCATCGTCTGCGCTGCTGCCTTCTCCGGCGGCACCGTTACCTTCTCGGCCGACAGAATCTACATCTGGGACGGCTCCGCGTGGCAGAACGCCGCCGGTACGCAGGTCACCGGCGCTGTGCGCGAGATTCGCTTCGCCATCACGAATGCGGCGAGCCAGTCATCAGCGACGCAGATTCCGGCCAACGCCATCGCTGTCTCGGCGGAGCTCGACATCACGACACCGTATTCGGCCGGTGCGACCATAACCGTCGGTCAGACAGGCAGCGCGGCGTTGCTGATGGGCACCGGCGACAACCTGGCGACTGTCGCTGGGCTGTATGCCGTCGACCAGGATACGGCGTGGGGTTCGAGCGCCCTCGCGGTGCTGGTGACAGTGGCGGGCACCCCCGCCGCTGGTGCGGGGCAGTGCATCGTGCGCTACACCGTGCCTGACGCATAATGAGGCAGCTTCTACGGCAACTCTTAGCGCTACGACTCACGTCGAACTTCACGACGACGTCGACCAGCGCGCAGCCTACAGCGCTGTCGTTCAGCATCGGCGCCAACGAAGTATGGATCGTCGATTGCCAGATCACCGCGCAGTGCTCATCGACGGGCGGCATCGCCTACGCCGTTGCCGCTCCCACCGGTGCCACCATCGAAGGTTGGGTGAAGTCATCTACGTCAGCGATTACGACGTTGAGCTACCAGCGCCTCACAGCCATCAACACGTTGACGTCGACGGCTCTGCACACGGTGGCTACGACACCGGCTCCGGACATGATTCGCTTCACCATCACCAACGGTTCCACGGCGGGCGTCGTGACGATTGAGGTCGCGAGCAAGACGAGCGGACAGACGACGACGTTGTTCTTGGGCTCTAGTCTGAAGGCTCAGCGCGCAGCTTAGGCGAAGCGCCTGACGAAGCGCCTCACGACGCGTGGGTTGTGGATTAGCCACGCTGTTGCAGCGGCGCCGCCGACCAGCAAGCCAGCGACGAGTAGCGCTGACGTCTTAGCCGGAGATGCCGGCAGCGCGCCCGGTGCAAACGGCCCGAGATACTTCTGGTAGGCGCCCGACTTGAAGGTGCTCCACGGATTCCAGTTGGTGCCCCCGGAGCTGATGGCCAGCGCCGCTTGCGCGTTGTATGCAGGATCAAACAAGCGAGCGGCGTCATACGACGGGTGCGCCTTGAGGTTGATCTGCCAGAGACCCTCGCTGCCGCCGGGGGTGATGTTCAAGTCGCCTACGGCTTGAGGGTTGCCCCCGCTCTCCGCCATCGCGACGGCCGCCGCGGTCGGCACACTAGCCGCCGGGAACCCGACGCTGAGGGCCAGTGCTTGTAGCTGAGCTATATCTAGCTTCACCCCCATAAGCATAGCAGACGGAGTGTGGTACCCTATCCGCATGATTGTCCAACAGGCCTTCGTCGGCGCTTTGGGCGTCGACACCGATACGAAACTCAATGCCACGAGCGCCGCTGCGCTGGCCGCGCAAGGCCTCAAGTTCGCAATCAGATATCTGAGTCTTGGCGAAGCTGAATCCCTCGGCGACTTGACGCAAGATGAGACACAAGCTGTGCTGAGCGCCGGCCTCGCGCTCATGCCAGTGCAGCACGTGAGAGTGCCCGGATGGCTCCCGTCGGCGTCGCAAGGCACCGCAGACGGCTCGGTAGCGGCTGCTCACGCCGTCGCCGCCGGCATCCCCGCGGGTGTCACCGTGTGGATGGATCTCGAAGGGGTGTCCAGCGCGGCACCGACAGACGTCGTTATCGCCTACGCTAACAACTGGAACACGAGCGTAAGGGCCGCCGGTTACGACACCGGATTGTACGTCGGCGCCGCTTGCGGCCTGGACGGCGCCACACTTTTCACCAAACTCAACGTTAGCCGTTACTGGAAGAGCCAATCCGACGTGCCGCAAGTCCAGCGCCGAGGGTACTGCATGTACCAGCTACTCCCGTCGGAAACGATTGCCGGCGTGGCGTGCGACTACAACGTGGTGCAGGAAGACTTCCTGGGGGGCCTGCCCCGATGGGTCTGCGCAACGTAAACGGGCGCAAAGCTTGCGGCATCTGTGATGGCTGCTAGACTGCCTACACGTAAGCCCTGTCCACCCCGACAGGCCTCACCTGCTGCACAAGGCTCCGGCCCCCGGCCTTCACCCCCGGGGGCCGTAGTTTTTATAGCGGTAGAGAGTTTTTATGCTTACGCATGACTTGCGTTTCGTAGGTACTCCGCTTACGTAATCTGGACCGGCGAGAGAAACGCCGGACGAAGTTGCCGCCGCTGGCAAAGCCGCCGCACATCGATTGTGCAGAAAAGGTAGAGAAGATGCCGATTCCGGCTAGTGCGCTGGACAAGAGCGGTTTCTTGAGGCTGTTGGTGATGGGTGTGCCGAAAGTGGGCAAAACCGCGGCTGCGGTGACGACCTCGCCGCGCCCCGTCTACGTTCTCAACTGCGAGGCCGACGACGCCCTCACGTACGCCAAGGAACGTTACAACAGCTTCGAGTTCGACCGCATCAAGGGGTGGAATTCTATGACGCAAGCTCTACTCGACGCCAAGAAGATGGCGGAAGCCGGTAAGGTGAAGACCGTCGTCGTGGATCCCCTCAGCGACTTCGGCGCGCATCTCGAGGAGGAATGCCTCGCTTTGACGGATACCGGAAACGGCCCCGATGGGCGCCGCGCGTACCCCGAGTTCAACAAACGCATCCGCCACGTGCTCGAGAAGCTCTTCATGCTTCCGTGCCACGTTATCGTCATCACGCACTACATAGAGACGGGCGGCGAGATCGACGGGCAGACGGCGAAGACTGGGGAAGGCATCGTGCCTTTGCTGCCAGGCAAAGCCCGGGCTCTCGTAGCCGCGAAGTTCAACGACGTAGTGTGGATGGACTTCGTCAAAGGCGAGCGCGTCATCGTCACGGGTCCGATGGGAAAGTGGGGCCCCGGCTGCCGCAACATCGACGGCACGAAAGTTCTCCCCGCCGACATCAACGAGTTCCTCAAGGCCCTGAAGAACAGAGGCAAGGATCTCAGAGCTCCTGGCGAAGCTGCCAACGCTTCCACTAACGGCGGCAGCGGCACTTCGCCCAGAGTCGGCGCACCGGCGCCGGTGCGACGAATCGTCAACAGGTAAGAAAGGTACACACAAGCCATGGCACAGACGCAGCAGCACAGTTCTTCCAACGGGAAGGGGGCTTACGACTTCAAGCCCATCGACTTCGACAAGAACATCGAGCCCGATGCGGCAGTCGGGCAGTACACGGCGACCTTGGACGATGTGCGCATCTCCAAGACGTCGAAGGATGAGTACCCCATGCTCATCCTCGAATGGCAGCTCACCGAGGCCGTCGACGGTGGCGATGACCAGGAGAAGAGCGTCGGTGCAACCGTCACCGACTTCCTCACCTTCTTCCCGTCGGGTGACCGGCGCGGAAGGATGGGGAAGATCAAGTACGCTCAGCTCTGCGAGCTGCTCAGCGTCGACCCCGACACCATCCCCGCGCGCATCGAGAGCAAGGCCGACTTCCTCGACTTCATCAAGGAAGTGAAGGGCCAGTCGGCGACGGTGTGGGTCTCTCAGCGCGAAGATAAGTCCTCCGGCGAGGTGCGCACCAACGTCAACTACACCGCGCCTCGCAGCGCGATGGCGGCTATGCCGGAAGGCGAGGAGGAGCAGGAGGAGCGCCACAACACGCGCAAGCCGTCAGGAAAGGCGGGCGCGAAGGGCAAGTCGGCTCGGCGCTGAAGGAGTTGGTGGGCGGTAGACTCATCGCTACCTCCTACCCGTGTTAGCCGGCCCCCACGGGCGCCCACTGACTGGGGCCGGCACTTCTAAGGTTCGATTCCTTCCAACCCCCACTGGCGCTAAAGGCGCCTTCTACAACACGCCATGTCTAAAGACGAAACTTTCACTGTCACAGATGCCGTTTGCATTAGCGAGACAGGCATCGCTATTCTCGTACAAGCCCCGTTCTTCGATGACGTCGACGGCACTGGCGGCGAGGTGTGGGTACCGAAGTCTGTCGTTCACGACGACAGCGAGGTCTACACCGAGGGTACCGACGGCGACTTGGTGGTGGTCTACTGGTTCGCTGAGAGGAGAGGCTGGGTATGAGTGACGGGATGAGTGACGCCAACGCCGTCGGCAAGCTGGCCGTCGACTTGAGAGAGGCCGCATACGTCTTGCGCGACGCCATCGACGCCGCATTGAATGGGCATAGGGGCATGTCGCCCCCCATCTGCGAGACGGTGAACGCCATCCTGAAGACATCAGGGTACCACTTGACGAAGAACTGGGAGGGCATGTGATGCGCCGTCGTCTCTACATCGCCGGGGCCGCCGTCGAGTGGAAGCGCGTACGCGCCATGATGCGTGCCGCCGAGGCTTTAGGCTACCACCTCACGCTAGATTGGACCCTTAGCATCGAGGAGCACGAGAAGTCTGGCGTGACTGACAGACAGCTCGACGCCTATGCCGCTAAGCGCTACGCCGATGAAGACGTCAACGCGGTGCAGGCCTCCGACGTCGTGTGGCTCATGATTCCACCCGACGACAAAGGGAGGGGCGCGTGGGTGGAGCTGGGGCTAGCCCTGGCTAGCCCGCGATGCCAGATCATAGTTAGCGGCGACGTGAATGCTTCCATATTCCTCCATCTCGTAGACAAGCGCTTCGAGACTCACGAGGAAGCATTGGCGTGGCTCGAGGAAGTGAGGAGGTAATGGCTAAGGTCAAACGACGACGTAGACGCCACATGCGCTATCACGCCAGGCCCGTAGAGAGCTCGCTCGTAATCACTATGCCCGTCGTGCATAACGGGCGCAAGTCCTTTGCGCGCATGGCCGCTATCGACGGTAAACTAGCGCTGGAGGTCGACGGCGAACCGGCGGTGATGTTGAGCGGCATCGATCTCCATACGGCACTTCACGCCCTCGGATTCGTTCGGCTCAACGACCGTTGCGGCTGGGGCTAATGGTCTCTCTTGAAGTGCTCGAGGAGTTCGCCGAGGCGCAACGCGCGGCTCCGTGGGTAGCCTTCGCCGTGGGGTTGACATGGCGGAAGCGCGGCAACACTCTCGATAAGTTGCGTGAGTGGGAAGCCGCGAATCCTGAGCGCGCCCTAGAATCTAAGCGCCTGGGCCGCAAGCGCTACGAGGCAACAGCCAAGGGCAAGGCTACACGCAGAGCTATCAAGAAGACTTACTGGGCGCGGCACAAAGACGCCATCAATGCTGCCCGCCGCGCCAAGCGAGCAGAGCTGAGAGCGTCGAAGGAGGCGGCGTGATGTCGCCCGGGGAAGACAGTACCACCGCTGCGTATGACCCCCGGGCGCACGGAGCGAGGTGCGATAGTTGCCCGTTGAATGGGCAACCGGTTGTGCCCCCTACGCCGTCATTCGGCAAGACGCGTCTCGCTATTGTGGGCGAGGCGCCGGGTAAGATTGAGGTGAAGCTCGGCGGTCCCTTCATGGGCCCCTCCGGTAAGCTGCTCGACAAGATTCTCGACGAAGTCGGATTCGATAGACGAGACGCGTTAGTCACCAACGCCGTCTTGTGTCGGCTCGACGACGAGAAGACCCTGCCCCGCGCCACGGCGTGTTGCAGCATGCGTCTAGCCGAGGAACTGGCGGCGCTGCCATCGCAGGCGCCGGTGTTGGCGCTGGGTGCTAGCGCCGCCAAGGCGACTATCGGCAAGGGCGGCATCTTGAAGGCCCGTGGCTTCATCTGGAAGATTGACGCCGTCAAACCAGCCGCGCTGAAGGCAGCGCAACGGACCGTCAGCAAACGGCGCGCTACTCGCCCCACTGCTGTCAACCAGGAGCGCCTCGCCAAAGCTGAAAGCAGCTTGTGGCTCCTTCAGGCGCGCAACCTGCTACGGGGTCTCGTCGTGATTCCGTCGCTGCACCCCGCGTTTCTGTTGCGTGGTGCCGACGCCTGGGCGCCCTTGCTGCGCGTCGACGTCAACAGGGCGGTACGCTATGCGAGGCATCCTCTCAAGCTGGAGGATGACGTGGCTTTCGTAGAGACAGCCGACGTAGCTGTCGTGAGGCGCCATCTGGCGAGACTGCCACGTGTCGTGTCGCTTGACGTCGAGACAGATGGGCCGGATCCGCTACACGCGAAGCTGGATTGCATCGGCGTCATCGGCGTCGACGTGGAAGCTGGTGTGCTGCGGGGCCCGGCGCTTGTCATGAAGCCTTGGCGCCGCGCTTTTGGTGTGCTGCTCAACAAGGCGCTCAAGACACGCGTCGTCGTGGGCCACAACCTCATAAGCTTCGACGAGACGGTGTGTCGAAGGTACGGCATTCACTTCGCGGGCGGCAAGGAAGACACTCTCTTGGCGCATCACAGCTTCGCCTCACACGTGCGTCAGGGGCTCGATCACGTAGCCAGTGTGTACTGCGACGCGCAACCTTGGAAACATATTCACAAGTCTCGGGGCGCCGACGAGAAAGGCTTGGGGTTCGCCGTCAAGGAGCTGGCGCGTTATAACAGTTCGGACTGCGGACTCACTGGCTTGGCGTGGATTCGCATGCAGCCTGACTTAGCCAAAGAGCGAAGCGTCTACGAAGGCGCTAAACGTCTCGCCGAGTTCTGCACCGGCATGCAGCGCGCAGGCTTGCGCGTCGACATCGCGCGCAGGGATTACCTAGCACGCAAACTTCGTTCCCGTGCCGCCGGCATCAAGGGCGAGATGCGCAAGCTGGTCGGTAGGCCGACATTCAACCCACGGAAGACGGCAGACTTGCGTTGGGCGCTCTTCCAGAAGTTCAAGTCCCCTCTCTTGGCGCTGACACCCACGGGGGTCCCGTCAACAGCCAGCGGCACCTTGGAGGCTTTGCAGAAGACAGAATCCAAGGCTGGCATCTTGAGCGACTTAGTTATCAGGTATCGCGCCTGTGAGAAGACTGTGTCGACGTTTCTCGAAGGCATCAACATCGCCGGTGACGGGAGAGTACACGCGAGCTGGCGCGCCTTCGGCACGGTGACGCAAAGACTGTCCTGCCGAGACCCCAATCTTCAGAATCTCGTGAGGCGTGTGTTGCTAGAGGCTCTCATCAAGATGAGCGCCAGTAGCAACCCCCTGAAGGTCGCTGCCGCCAAGGCGCGCATCAAGGAGCTCGGGGACGAGGCCTACGAGCTCGAGTCACGCGTTAGAGAGATATACATCGCGTCGCCTGGCAAGGCTTTCGTCTACTTCGACTTGGGGCAGAGCGAGATGCGCGCGGCGGCATACCTATCCGGCGACTCGCGCTTCATATCGAGTTGTGAGTCGGGCGATGTGCACACCGCTAACGCTATAATCTTGTTTCCTGACGCACTTGCCGAGCTGGCAGATCCCAAGGGGGCCGGTAAGCCGTTCCGCGACGTCACCAAGAACGCCGGCTTCGGCATTCTCTACGATGCGACGGTAGCGACAATCTACAGCTTCTTGCAGTCGAAGGGGTTCGACGTAGCGCTTGCCGATGTCGAAGCGATGTTTGCCGAGATTCGCAGCGCTTATGCGCGGTACTACGAGTTCTGTGAGGAGAATCTAGACTTTTGTCGCAAGCACGGGCACCTGCGTGAGGCGCTCAGCGGGAGGATTCGGTGGTTTGGGTTCTACCCGAAGCCGACCGAGATCTACAACTTCTGTCTAGACGATAAGACAGAGGCGTTGACACGCAACGGGTGGGTGAAAGGCTTTGACCTGAAAGCAGGCGATGTCATTCTCACCAAAAATATCGATACAGGGCTATTGGAGTGGAAGCCCGTCGCGCGAATGAATCACGTCAACGACTACACGGGCGAGTTGGTGGAGTTCAAGTCTCAGTCATTCAGCGCCGTCACGACTCCCAATCACCGATGGATGGTGCGGGATCGCAGACGTATGGAGGACCTGTGCGTTACCACAGAGGAACTCGCCGACGGGCGCGGCGATTACAGTATCCATCGAACAGGTACGTATCCTGGAGCCTCGGCGGCTGTATACACCGACGATTACGTGGAGCTAGTGGGCTGGGTGCTCACTGACGGAAACATCGACGATAAGGGCGTAAGGGTCTATCAAATCGCTCGCGCCAATGAGCGCAAAGTAGCTCGTATCGACGCGCTGATGAAGCGTATGGGCTGTCGATCTAGATACGAGAGAAGGGGCATCGTCACATGGGTGCTCAGCAATGTGCTATCCGTCACACACACGCTTCGAAGAATGTTTCCTGGGCGCGTGTTGACGTATGGCTTCATGGATGCGTTGACCTCGGCGCAGTTGAACAGATTGTTAGAGACCATGATCGATGGGGACGGATGCAGAACCGGCGGCACATCGTTTTTCTGCCGAGACGAAGAGCGCGCCGACGCGTTCGCCGCACTGTGTGTTATGTGCGGCAAGGCCGTTACGGTGACGCGCGTACCAGGGCGTACAGTGAAAAAACTTTACAGGTCTATGCCCAATAAGCCTAAGGGCCACGGCGGGTGGCTAGTTACAGTGTTGCGCAGACAGTTTGCGCAGGTGCTGGTGCACAAAAAACGCTACGGGCGACACAAGAAGCGTATCGATCAAGTCAAGAGGCGATTCGTGAAGCACTCACGTGTGTGGTGTCCGGTAGTCGCCAACTCGTATTTCGTAGCGCGTAGGGAAGGCAAAGTGTTCGTGACGGGCAACAGTGTCCAGGCGTTCATCGCCGCTCTGATGAACGACAGGCTTCTTGCGATCGACGCGAAGCTGCCCCGCGGGTGCCGCACCGTCGCGCAGGTACACGACAGCGGCGTCATCGAGACGCCTCTGGGGCTGGTTGACGACGTCAAGGAGCTGATTACTGATACCTGGAAGGTACCGGTACACGTTCCGACTAGCGGGCGTGACTTCGTGATGCCCATCGACTTGAAGGTGGGGGATAGACTCAGCGACTTCTGACGCAACGGAAGGCCTGGCAGTGCATCGTAAGAAGAAGCGACAGCCGGTAACGGCAAAAGAGATCGACAAGGCGTGGCACGAGACGTACGGCATCTACTTCTGCCCGGAGTGTGGGTGCAACTACTCCAGGTGGTGCCCCACTCACGGCGGCCCAAAGACGTGCGAAGTGGTGAAGAGCGAGGCGTTGGATGATTAGCGCATGGTGGCTGGTCGGGTGGTTGTTGGTGTCTGTGGTGGTGTACTTCGTGTACACATGCGCGTGTCTCGGTGAGATTCGTCGCCTAGAGCGCGTTGTCGACTACTACGCCAAGGGGTGCTACATGCGCTGGCCGCCGTTGCCGTCGGCGTTGACTCGTCGCTCCGGCTTTTGGGGCTTCATGGGGATGTTCTGGCGATGACAGACACCCATAACAGTGTGTTTGCCGCGCTAGCCGCTCGGCTTTGTAGGGTGGTGAGCTTCCGCCACCTCTTCTGGCGATGGCACGGTCTCGGGATGCTCCAGGCGGAGCTCGATGAAGCCATCAGGATTCACGTGTGGCACCCAGAGTTGCGCCGCGTGAAGGGCCTTCGCGCTGTGCATGACCACCGCTTCGATATCGACAGCGCCGTTGTATACGGCAGCATCATCGACGTGCCGTATGTGGTGCTGGTCGGCACACAGCCTTTCTGGCACACACAGTCAGCCGGCAACGGCTTCGTCTTGACGCAGGCCTACAGCATCGTGCATGCGAAGGCGCACCGAGCCGACGTCTCAGACACGACGCTTATTGGCGAGGCCTGGTCCAAGGAGATGCCTGTTATGCGGCATGCCGCCGGCTCCACGTACCGCATCGCTCGGCGCGACTGGCACACGACTCGCGTCGAGGGCTTAGCGGTAACTGTTGTGCACCGAGGTAACTTCGACGACAAGCCGGCGCGGGTGCTGGGCAGCGCTGAGAGCGGCATCGTCGAGGGGCACTACAAGATGGACTGGAGCGGGCATGCCGACGGTGTGTAGCGGTGTGTTGGCGCAAGCGGCGGAGGCGCTTCACAAGTGAGGCGCTGCATTCTCGGCTTCACTCCGCCCGGCGCTCGCCTCGTCTGCGATATCGCAGAGACCCCCGAGCAGATCGCCAAGGGGCTGGGTGGTCGTAAGGGCCTCGGCCCCAACGAGGGCATGCTCTTCATCATGCCGGAAGTCAAGATCCAGCGCTTCTGGATGAAAGGCGTGACTTTCCAACTGGACTTGCTGTTCTTCGGCCCCGGCGCTACGTTACTGGGCGCCCTCGAGTGGGTGCCCCCCGGCCCCCCGTTGGTGCTGTGGGGCATCGACGAGCCCTCCAGGTGGGTCGTAGAGGCGCCGGCAGGGTGGATGAGCAGAGTGGGCGTGAAGCAGGGGTGTCGATTGAGTACGGCGGGATGGGTGAAGGAATGACAGCAGCGGATACGCATCGCAAAATGCCTCGGCAGAAGCCCGGCAAGTCAAAGCAAGACTATGCCACGCCTCGAGAATTCATCGCCGCTGTCGAGAAGCGCTTCGGCAAGTTGGATTGGGACCTCGCCGCCACTTGGCGCAACGCCGTCACCACCGACTTCTACGGAATGCAGGAAAGTGGTGTCTTTCGCGACAGCTTGGAGCAGAACTGGCGTAGGCTGGAAGGCAACCTGTGGCTCAATCCGCCGTTTGCGCAGATTGCGCCGTGGGCCGCTAAGTGCGCCGGTAGCAGCTACAGGGGTGCCACTAACCGCATCTTCTTCCTCACCCCCGCGAGCGTCGGTGCCAACTGGTTCTGGCAGTACGTCTGGCCGCACGCGCTGGTGCTGCCGATACACCCCCGTCTATCCTTCGACGGTGTCGATCCGTATCCGAAGGACTTGATGCTCAGCGTGTTCAACGCGGGTGCACGTACGATGGAAAGGTGGGTGTGGCGATGAGTGTACGTATCGGGGTACTGGAGCTGCCGCGAAAGGGTGGCATCAGTGTCGATGCAAGCCTCGGAGGCATCGAAGTCGAATCGACTATCGTTGCCAACAGTCACACCCTCGAGCCGCACGAGGCGCTCAACCTCGCTATGCTGCTCACGCGCGCCGTCAGCGAAGTGCGGCACATGCGCCAATACGAAAGCGACGTCGGGGCGCTCGTCGAAGCGCTTGAGTGGTGCGGGGGCTCCTCCGACTTCCAGGAAGGGGGCGTCGCGCGTGCGGGATGGCTACGCGTTGTGAAGCCCCTACTCGACGCTCACCATCAAGCCAACAGGAGAGGCAAGTGAACGGCACCGGCGGTAGCGGCATTCACATTCGCATCGACAAGGCCGGTAGCAACAGTCTCACCGGAGGCGCCACTAATAACGACGTCGTGATTGCGCAGAAGGAGGCAGGTGCCGCGCTGGTGCCGCAGAGGCCCCGGCACAAGTGCCGTTGGGGCTTGCGGCTTCACGCTGATAGCGGCGTTGCGACGCGCATCTGGCTCCGCGCGTCTTCTGGAGGCCTGCGGCGGTGGCCCACGCGCGAGGCTGCGGCGTTGGAGATGCCGGTCGTGAGAGCTACCGGTGACTGGCGTGTCGAGAAGATTCCCTGGGCGCTGGCCGCATGGGATTCCGTCAAGTGGCTGCTCAGCGGCCGGAAAGGCAAAGGTAAGTAAACGTGTGTCAGAAGATGCGTAAGGCCGACGTGTTGCAAAAACTGCCCGGCTTCGTGCTGGAGGTTCGCTGGCGCGACACCGGCGACGTGGAGCGTTTTGTCGTCAGTGCCGGAGAGTACAGCAAGGTGTCCGTGGGGCGTGACATGCTGGAGGCGTTGCCCCCCTCTAGCCGTGGGGAGAAGGCGGCATGAGCAAGATGATGACACTCAACGAGCTACGTACGGAAGGGCGTTCGTGCCGGTGCGGCAACGAGAACAACGATCAGCACACGCTGCGGTTAGCGTGCTCACAGTGCGGCAACAACAAGTACATCGTCGTGTACTTCACGCACATGGACGCGTTGCAACTCGAGTGCACGAACTGCGGCCTAGCGACGCACATCGACTTCGAGCAGCCTGACGCGCAGGGGGTCGCCTTCATGAAGGCACAGGAGGCGAAGTCGTCATGAACAGCAAGCCGGTAGCCGCCGCCTTCATGCTGTTCGTCGTGGTTGCGTGCGTCGGTGCGTGCGCCACGCCACTGGTACTGACGCCGCCACGCGTCGATTATCCGTGCAACGCCTACCGGGCGCATCTCTGCTCCTTGCAGTCTGGCGGCGGCTGTTGCGACGAGCAGGAGATCTGTGGCCACGATACCGTCGATGACCCGACGAATACGTGCCCCGCCGCTACGTGTTGTTACGTCGGCCCCGGGCCTGACATCGCGCCCCCGAAGCTCGGCACGATGAGTGGCGTCTGCATCACTACAGTAGATGGTGAGCATCACTGTCCGCCGCCGACGGTGGTGCACGGAAGGCTGCCCCTGAAATGACGACCTCATGCATCTTTGTGTTGGATCACGGCTACGTGAAAGGCGTCGAATCGTGGGGCTCCGACGCGCGCATCATCGAGGCGGCGCGCATGTCGACGCAGAAGGGCTTCGAGGGCTGGGGCTCGGACGGAAAGTGCGAACGTTGCGGCGAGCGCGACGTGACTCGTCGCGGAGGTCGCTGTCAGGGCGTTCCGGGCTCTGAGCATGACTGGCGTCCGTACCAGGGCGACGAGAAGCTTCTCAAGTATCTCTACGAGAATCAGCACGCGACGCCCTTCGAAATGGCGGGCGCGACGTTCGAAGTCCAGGCGCCTATCTTCGTGTTCCGAGAATGGCACCGTCACAGAGTGCCTTTCGGGTACAACGAGATGAGCGCCAGATACGCACCGCTACCTGACCTGAACTACCTACCGACTCTTGACCGGGTCATGATGGGCGGCGGCCACCTCACGAAGCAAGCCGGCGCTGTCAAGGATGCCGACGAGCTTCAAGCTTCGGTCGCCGAACGCCTCCTTTACGAGGAGGCAGAACTGAACAAGGCCGTTGAGGACCTCTATCGACGCAAGCTCAAGGCTGGGTTCCCCAAAGAGCTGGCGCGTACGCATCTCAGTGTGAGCCGCTACTCGAGAATGCGTGCGACGGGCAACTTGCGTGGATGGCTATCCTTCTTGACGTTGCGTACACATGAACACGCTCAGTGGGAAATACGGCAATTTGCCGATGCTGTAGGTGTTTTTATCGCCGAGGCGTTTCCCCGTACGTGGGACCTCTTCGAGCTCGAGAGGCAGGAGCGCGCTGAATTCAAAGCGTGGAAGAAAGCGCGGAAGACATGACGAGGCTTCGTGAGCAGGTGGCCGCGTTTCACGCCATGTTCGGGTACACTAGCAACGACAAGCCTACGATTCCCTCAGCAGATGAAGTGAGGCGGCGCTGCCGGCTTGTCATCGAGGAGGCCTTGGAGTTCGTCCAGGCGATGGTCCACAAAGATAGCGCCGCATGGTGGGCCATGAAGTACCTGAAGCAGCGCATCTTCTACGTCGTTGATAAGATGGAGCTGGAAGTCGACATCGTCGAAGTCGCAGACGCCTGCGCCGACATCGATTACGTCGTCGAGGGCAGCCGCCTCGCTTTCGGCATCGATGGCGACGATATCGCCGATGAAGTGCACAAGGCTAATATGGCTAAGCTAGGCGTCGATGGTAAGCCGTTGAAGGACGCGGCGGGCAAGACAATCAAGCCTGAAGGCTGGACGCCGCCAGATATCGCGGGCTGTCTCGAGAAGCAGGGATGGTGATCGTCATGGGCGACGTCTGTGGAGACAAGAATGGGGGCTACTCGTGCAGCCTCCCTCCGGGGCACGCCTCATCTCATGAGGCATACGTCGACGATAGGGTGACTGGCGAGCCGCTATACGCATGGGCGCGCCTGCGACTGTCAGAGATGTCTACGGCGACGTCGCCGAAGGTGAAGCGCGTGCCGGTCAACTTCCGTTACGACTGCCTCAACCCCACCTTCATCAAGATGCTCGCCAAGATCGGGCACTACGCCGCCGAGAAGTACGGCTCCTGGGAGCAGTACGCCAACGCGCGGCTCATTGGTGAGAAGTCGTGCGTGAATCACATCTACGAGCACCTTCGGCAGTACGTCGAAGGCGAGCCCCACGACAAATTCGGGGACACGCGGTGGCACCTCGCCGCCATCGCCTACAACGCCATGATGGCGTTCCTCTACGACTCGAAGTTCGGGCGCGAAGAGCACCCACTGGCGAACTGCGGCAAGGAGCTGATAGCAGATGTCGAAGGCAAGTAAGTCGAAGGCGATGGCTGCGCCCGGCGATATCTCCGTCAGCGATGACGCCGTCGTCATGGCAAGCATCGGAGGGGCAAGCTTCGTCCAGGTGGTGATGGCGATGACGCCGCAGCAACGTGCGGCAACAGTCGTAGCGCTGCACCGCCTCATCGAGCTGGTGCACGAAGCAGAAGGGCCTAAGGGGCCTTACCAGCAGATCACGTTACGCGGCGAAGAGGCGGAGCGTCTGGAGCGGGTAGCCAGGCACTACAACCTAACCGTGGCGCAGTTGATTCGTACCCTCCTCAAGCGCGAGGACTCTCCGCAGTGAGCCGATACGGGCAAGAGGTCAACCCCGCCATCATCAGGGCACTACGGTACCTCAGGCCCAAGACGATTCTAGACGTCGGCTGCGGGGCGGGGCAGAACACAGTCGTAGCAAAGGATAGGTGGGGCGCCTACGTCATTGGCTTCGACATCGAGGAGGGGGCGGGCACGTGCCTCGACGAGGTGTACGCCGTCGACATAGAATCGCGACTGCACAACTACTTCGGGCAAAGCCGTGTGGATTGTCTCGTCTTCGGCGATGTTCTCGAGCACGTGCGCGACAGTAGTGCTGTCTTGCGCAGGTTCTTGCCGATGCTCCAACAGAACGGCGCCGTCGTCGTGAGTCTTCCTAACGTCGCCCAGTGGGGCATGCGCTTACGGTTGCTAGCAGGTAACTTCGACTATTCGTCGAAGGGCATCCTCGACTCAACGCACCTGCGTTTCTTCACCCGCAAGACAGCTTTGCGGTTGGTGCTGGATGCCGGCTTGACTGTCGAGTACGTCGACTCGACCCCCGGCATCTTCAGAGACTTGCTCGGAGCGTCTCGCGCCTTCTGCCAATCGTGCGGCCTCGTGGATGCCGACGCGCGGCTCTACAAGCGCTACAAGCGGGTTGTGAGACCCGTCGAGGAGCGTGTCGTCGCCCTCTGGCCGGAGTTATTGGCCTTCCAGCACGTCATCGTGGCCCGTAAGCGCTAGCGGTACAGGCGCTCGGCGTGCTAGGCTTACGCCATCATGGCGCAAGGCGTAGCTGTAGTGTACGAGCACCGCAAGGCGGGTGAGTGTCCCGCCGGTCCCCAGTGTCCCCACACGCATCCCCCGGAGGTTCCCATGGGCCCCTGCCCGGCCGGTGAAGCCTGCGCGCGCGACACTGCCGCCGACTTCCCCAGCGTCGACGACGCCTTCGACCACGCTTTAGCCGAAGGCTTCTCGCACGCCGTCTACGTGCACCGCTACCCTAAGACGCAGAGCTACTTCTACATCTACAGGCAGGCCGGCGCCGAGTGGCACCGCCACACGATGTTCCACGCGGGCGGCAAGTGGCACATCTCGAAGGACGCCGACTTCGCCCACAACTTGAACTTGCCGCTGGAGGCGGAAGCCATCCGTGGTGCACAACCGGCGGCGAAAGACTGTGGTGCTACCGGCGCTGTTGCCGTGACGCAGACTGTCGTCGCCGCTGACGCGCGCCGGGGCGCCGTGAGGCCCCTCAAGTGGCACCGCGACAAGAGCGGGCTATTCGCCCGGGCCGCTAACGGAGTCGCTGTCTACCGCATTCACGAGCGCAAGGAACGTGTTTCGAGGCGCGAAGGCAAACTGCCGTGGGTGCTTACGCTAGACGGCGCCGAGCTGAAGTCTTACGACCACGTGGCGCAGGCGAAGCGCGGTGCCGAGAAGCACAACAAGGCAGGTGCTTCGCTGCCTAGCAGTCTGGCGCCGACGCCGGAAACGTCGGTAGCGCCTCCGGCGGCGCCAGCGGCACCTCTGTGCGCTCCCTTCACGGCCGTGCGCGTCGACGCCGAGAAGTTCCGCGCCTGTGCCCAGCTCGCGGATACCATCGGGCCCATCACGACCCCCCAGGCCATCTACAAGCTCCTGAAGGGCTACTGCAACGAGCAGCCCCAGGAGGTCTTCCTCGTGGTGTCTCTCGACCTGCACGGCCACCTGAGGGGCATCGATGAGGTGGCGCGCGGGCAGATTGATCGCGTCAACGTCGGCATCGACGACATCATGCGCGCAAGTCTTGCCGCGGCACTGGCGCGCCAGGCAAAGGGGTTCGCAGTGGTTCATTGCCATCCCTCTGGCAAGGCGACGCCCAGTCAAGCCGACAAGGATCTCACCCGCGCTATCGAGAAGGCGCGTAAGCCTTTCGGCAACAATCTCAAACTGGTGGACCACGTCGTCATCGGACTCGATCAGTTCGCTAGTATCCGACTGCGTAAGGTCTTTCGCGCTAAGCGCGCGTAGTTTTTGCGCGTAATAAAGTGCCCAGCCTATTGACGTAAAGGGCGTAGGCGATTACGCTCTCTCCCATGACGCAGCCGGTGGTAGACACGGCGCCTTCGAGCGCCGCACAGGAAACATCTGCCCCGCAGGTGCCCCCGACGGCGCCCGTGGCGCTCACTCCCTCACAGCTCGCCGCGCAGATCAAGGAAGCTGCCGGCGTCGACATGAAGGACCTAAGGAAGCTCATGAGCTTCAACTGGGTTGGCATCGACGGTGTCGTCCTCATGTGGGTGTGGGGTAAGCCCGTCCCCGTCAACTCGAAGTACCTGGTCATGGCGATGTTCGATGCCGGCGACGAGGTGCGCGCCTACGCCGCCCCTCTCGAGGGGGGCCCGTTCCTTTGCTACGTCGTGCGCAAGGCATACCCCTCCTACGGCGTCGAGTCGATGAGCCTCGAGACGTTCCGTAATGCCGTCATCGACGAGCTCGAGAGCCTGGAGGCGGAACTCGAGGTGCGCGACGTGGGGCGCCTGGAGGGTAGGCAGGAAGCCGTGGAGTTTCTACGCGAGCTGTCCGCCAAGGGCGGCGTCGACGCCTCCGGTAAGGCGATGACGCTCGAGGATATCGCCAAGGCGCTCGAAGACGGCGTTGACGTCGGTGACGATGCCGACGAGGAGGCATAAGCGGTGAGTTTCACGACGGCTACCCTGCGATACGACTTACTGCCGGTTGGCTCCGCGACAACTGCGGCCATGGCAGCCGCCTTTGCCGCGGTGCCGCTACCGGTTGATTTGTTCAACAAGCTGGGGCTGGTGCTTACGACCGACACGACCGCCGGCACGGCGCCCATCATCCGCACCTTGGTGTTCCAATACGTGGGCGTCAACCCCGCTATCACCGCGGCAATACTCACTGGTAGCGAAGGTGCCCCGGTGTCAGCGCTGACGCTGCTCACCGCCGGTACGTTGCTCGCGGAGCCGCCCATTTTGAGCTTCGTCACGAATCCCGGAGACCCCGCGCCGACGAGGCCCGCGATGGCTCGCTGCACTCTCGACGTGCACGCGTTGGCCATCGTGGATTCCGGCGCCAACTACAGCGGCACCATCACGGCGACGCCGGTTGGCGGGCTGGGCCCTGGCGGTGTCGCGGCAGTCCTGACAGCCACACAAGCCGGCGGGCACATCAACAGCGTCGGCGTGACGAGTGGCGGCTCTGGATACGTCGGGATGCCCATCATCGTCATCGCCGGCTCCACCGGAGGCTCCGGGGCTATCATCATCCCCAGCATGGAGATCAACGCGCTGCAACTGCTCGACGGCGGTGTGGGGTACGTCAACGCCCCCGCCGTGGTGGCGACGCCCGGCTATCAGTACCGCTTCCCTGTGAATACGCAGGGTTCGCTGGTCGGGTTGCTCACCAACTACTTCCAGACGCAGCTCGGCTCGAAGATCTTCGCGCAAGCACCGACATTCGCCTAAAGGCGGAGAGAGGCAAGACACGTGGCTACTACCGACGAGTCACTGGAGAACTTCGACGAAGAGCCTCTGGAAGAGGAAGTCGACGAAGACGACGAGACTTCGACTCAGGAGACCCCTCAAGAGACTGCCGCTGCGCCGAAGGCCGCAAAGGCGAAGCAGCGCAAACAGCGCAATGACAAGGGCGGCACTCACCGTCCTCCCGGCGAGGGCTGGAACAGCCGTGAGGCGGAGCTCCTCTGGCCGGAGATTCTTCAGCGCATCCCCAAGATGGTGCCCCCGAAGACGCCGTACGACATCGACGTCAACGTGGTCAGGTTCAGCCCCGGCGCCGTCGTACTGCCCGGCAAGATCGACGGCTCTCTTGTCGCCGGAGGGAAGGGGATGTCCCCCGGCGATGCGCTGCGCCTCGCTGTCGAAGACTACTATCACATCCCCGCCGGAAGGGGCCCCGAGGACTACGAGCTGCGCTTCGTCTGGAAGACGAGCGGCAGAATCATCGGCAGGGGGCGCTTGTCGATGCCGAGCAGCGAGGAGATCATCGGGCTGCGCCGTGCGCAAGCCAACATGCGGACTCGGAGGCCGTATGGCGGCGTCTCGATGCCTGTCGAAAGCCCCTACGACGAATACGGCGCAGAAGAGACGCCGATGGCGCCGCCTCCTCGGCGCCAGCCTGTCGGCGTCGGCGCCGCGCCCGCGCCTGTGTATCCGGCTGCGCCCCCGGCACCGGCTGCCGGCTTCGGCGCCGATGGTGAGGTAGGGTACCTGAGACAGCAAGTCGGGTATCTGTCAGGCCAGCTTCAGCAGCTCATCGCCGCAGGCTTGGTGCCGCCGTCTGCGGCGCCGGTGCCCCCGGCGCCGCAAGGATTCGGCGCTGCGCCACCCGACAACTGGGAGGAGCGCATGGTCGGCTTGCTACGTCGCCTCGGCGTCGTCGGCGGTGTCGTGCCCCAGCAACAGCCTCAGGCCGGCGTTGGCGCGATGCCGCAAGTGCCGCAGGCAGCCAAGGCGACGGGTGTCGCCTCCGAGCTTCAGGCGGGGGTGTCAGCTTTCAAGACGGTGGTGGGTTTGGGGCGGGAGCTGCGCCAGCTCGCACGCGACTTGAATGAGGTCTACGGCGAGCCGGACATGCCAAACGGCGAGACGCCGGAGCCGCCTCTCGTCGCGGAGCCGGTAGTACAGCCCCCGAAGCCCGAAGATAGCCTGCCCTTCGAGGTGGTGCCCATCCCCGAAACGAGCTTCCTCGGACACCCCGCCAAGTACGCTATCGACAAGGAGACAGGTAGCTTCAGTCGCGAAGGCTTCTTGATGGCGAACCCCGGGTTGGCAGAGAAGGCCCTGGAACTTGGTGGCAAGTTCATGGAGGCGCTCGGCAACCTGACCAACAAGGCAGGCATGGCGGGTGCGCCGCAACAGCAACAGCAGCCTGCGCAAGTCGTGCGCGAGATTCCCAAAGGCGCCGTCGATGCAAGCGTCGCCGCAAACAACACGCCGCCGGAAGGCGCCGAAGGCAACGGAGGTCTGTAATGGCTAAGAAGACTACGAAGAGGATTGCTCGTGGAAGGGTGCCTGCGCACCCCGTCTACATCGACATCGACGTCAAGCTCCACACCGCGCACTGCGAGTCGTTTAGCGCTTCGTATCACGGCGCATTGCCGCAAGTAGCCCCCCTGGAGATTCCGGCAAAGCTCCGCGACCTCGCCGACAAGCTGGATGGACTGATCGAGGCGGCCAAGAGCGATGCGCCGTTTACCGACGCAATGGCTATGGGGTTCGCCGCAGCTAACGCAGACGTGAAGAAGGCTGCCGCTGCTAAGCGCTAGGCGACAACGACGGGGATGCTCCACGTGATGACGGCCCCGTTCTGGAACGTCTTCGTGAGCACCAGCGTGCCCTGCCCCGACTGCACCGCGCTGAAACTCGCGGCCCCAATGTAGACGAGCGCGTAGGCCGACGACGTTGCGAGCCCTGTGGGCACCCACACGAGCGTCGGGGGCGTCGATGTCACTCCCCACACTCCGCAGCCGGCCCACTGTTGACACGCCGGTAGCGACGTCGTATCAGCAGTGATGTCCACGACGAGCGTATCGCCCTCGTTCAGGAAGACGGTATCGCTATCGAGCTGCTGGCCGTTGGAAATTGTGTGGTCGATTGCCTGAGGCCAGGTGAGCGCGACAACCTTAGGCGGTGGCGGTGGAGGAGGCGGCGGAGGTGGAGGCGGCGGAGGAGGGGCGGCGATGGTACTGGGATTACCGGAAGCCGTAGTCGGCCCCGTGCTGACCTTGAAGCCGCCGCCAGGAGACGATGACGACGAAGTGCCCCCTTTAGTGGTGCTGGGCGGCGTAAACTTGACACCCCCACCAGGAGGGAAGAAGACGTGCCCGCCCCCACTCTGTTGCGGTGGCGTACCGACGCCAATGCCGGCGACGACGCTGACAGTCGCGCTCAGCGGCGCAACACCAGTGACCGGTTGCCCCGTCGTCGCGTTCATCAGAGTGGCTGTGACGGATGCCCCTCCGACGGCGACGCCCGTCAGCGTGAAGCCGTGAAGCCCCGGGACCCCGGGCGCGTATCCGACGTCCATCACTCGCACGATGCTGGGCGCCGACGTCATCATGGTCCAAACCTGACCGCTAGCGGGCAAGTCGGGGAGCGTCAGCCTGATGCTCTTGCCGACGACGAGGGGGATGTTGGCCGGAAGCGTTGCGGCAGGTGCGCCGCCGCCGCCGCCGGAGGCGCCGCCGCCAGAGGCGCTAGGCTTGTTGCCGCTGAGTGCCACGGCGCCGAGCAGTAAAAGCGCCACCGCGCCGACGCCTACCAGAACCTTTTCTGAAGTGTCCATGTCGTTGGTTAGCTTACCCCTTGTCGGTGACGTATGCTACAGGCATGCACCCGCGCGAGCTCGTGCTTATGCCCCACCTCAGCACGCAGGTAGGGCTGGGCGATGCCACCTGTACGCTGGGCGGTAGCTTTCCAGGAGCAGACTCGTTCAACGCACTCCCGAACGACGTGAGGTGCGCGATGATGCAGACGGTACCGCCAGCCGCTCAGGACGCGAGTACGGCAGTGAGCCTCGCGACGTCGATTGACATCGGGAACATTCCGTCGGACGCGGCGCTCATCGCCGGCATCGGGGGAATCGCGACGCTGACGGCTGGCCCCGTGGCCGGTGCCGCCATGACGGCCATCGGCACCGGCGTACTAGCGCTATCGACAGCCCTTCAGGGGCTCTTCACAGCCCTCGGGCTCTACTCCACGCCGTCACCCACGTACAACTACTGCGGTCTGCAACGCATAGGCATGGATCAGATTCCGTACGGACAGACCGACACAGCCAACTGGATCGAGATCGATTCTTTGGCCGACTACGACGATATCGTCTTCGGGCGGTCAGAAGGTGGGAGCGTCATGCCCGGGGGACGTCCTCCGTATTCCCCGAACGCCTCGACGCTAGGGAACGTATGGCAAGACTCCGCCTTGCAGATGCTCCTCTATTGTGTGCGCAACGTACCGGGTACGCAGTACGCTGCGCCGACACGTTTCGAGGAGTACGTACGCGTACTCATGCTCAAGAATCTTCAGTACTGGGTCAATTGCTGGCCGACGGTGCCGCCGCAAGACCTGCTCGCCGCCGCTGCGAATGTGTGGCACGCCGCGCACTCTGCGTCGCAGTCTCTATCGTTCGCGCCTTATGAAGGGAATGCGGGCGGGCCCGGCGCCGCGCAAGCACCCGACGGGTCGTGGCAGCCGAGTCTCGTCTCTTGGATTCTGTCGGGGGCGGGTGACTCGACGGGCCAACTCCGAAGCCGTCCGCCCATCACCGTGAATAACGGCCCGCTGGCCTTCAACATCGACCCGACCGTAATCGCCCGTGGTATCAAGGCAAAACCGCTTGTGAGTACCACCACTACATCCACAAGCACGAAGGTGGCTGTTGCGGGGGCAGGGCTTGTGGGGGCGACTGCACTTACCATCGGCGCCATCGCCCTCGTCAAGGGATGGGCATACGGCCAGGCCGCCGAATGGGTGTGGAAGAATACGGGGGGCAAAGTCGTCGGCGTCGTGAAACGCGAAGCGCGCAAGCTGCATCGATAGAGGCATGCACCTCAAAAGTCTCAACGGCGGCGCTAGCCGTAAGCGCAATCGCACCAACAACTACTTCAAGACGCTCGGCGGGCGGCAACTGTTCTTCTTCGACTGCACCGACACCACGAGCATCCGCACTGCATACGACGCGGCGGCGGCCTACGGAGTGCCGTTTTTCGTCTGGAGGCCGTTTCCGATGGCGGGGCCGTGGTTCGGGGGGCACATCATCGGCTTCACCGTCGGCGAGGAACACAAGAAGCTCGTGTCCAAGGCCTGGGATGACACGCTACGCGTCTTGATGTAAACTTACGTAATGTCGGATGTTTTAGACAACATCCCTATGGAGCTGAACAGCCTTCTTGTGCTCTGCGCCGTTGGCGGGTTGCTGCTTCTGGCGTCACTGACAGACATCGTCGTAAGTAGGCTGAAGCATCGCCGTCGACGGTGATTCGTTTGCGCCTTCTAGTGCGTAGGCGTATTCTCACCTACATGGGTTGCTGCTCCAGTTGTGACAAGGGTCTTCCGTGTGAAGGCGATGCTCCGAAGGCAATCGCTCTGACCGGCTCCGCCGGCACGCCTAGAGGCGCAGCGAGCGCGGTGCTAGCCGGGCTGTCGGGCGCCGGCATCAGACGAGGCGTAGGCGACTCGTCGCAGATATGCGCCGGCCCCAATTCGATTTCTGACGCCACCGGTAAGTGCGTCTTGGCCTGCGTCAGCAACGGCACCGTGCCGGGTGTGCCCGACATCGCGCCGTCAGACGGTAACGGCAATTGCCCCAACGGGATGACGCTCGCCAAAGGCACCCTGGCCGATTGGTGGGGCAATATGTCGACGGCCGGCAAAGCGGCAGTCGTTGGCGGTGGCGTCGTCGCTGTCGGCGGTCTCGGATGGCTGCTCTTCCACAAGAAGTCGCCGGTGCACAAGGCGATGCGCCGCCACGTCGGGTAAAGACACGTGCGCGCCGAGACGCGTGATACGCTGCTGGCTGTCGGAGGGCTCGCGATACTCGCCGTAGGCGGCATCGCGCTTATTGCGCACGCGACGAGCAAGTCTACACCGCAGGGCGGCGCGCCGCCTGCGCCGACGCCGACGCCGACACCCGGCGGCGGCGGCAACAACGTGAAACCCTCCGTGGACCCGTGGGGCGACCTGAAGACACAGATTCAGCTCTTGCAACTCGCCGCCAACAACTTGCGAGCTGATGCCTTCGTCAACCATCCCCTCGTGTGGCCCATTTGGGATCCGGACAGCAACGCCGTCGCCAACGATGCACTGAATATGCTTACGAGGCCTGACGGTACGCCTACGAAGCCGCCCGCTAGCCTCGCCGCGTTGACGCAGCTCGATGCCGATGCGACGAAGCTCTTTCAAGACGCCGCCGTCGTCGCGACGGCTATTACGGTACCTGCGACAACGAAGATGCTCGTAGCCGCTGTCGCCACGGCGACGCTAGGTGTTACACGAGCCGCTTTCACCGCAGGCGTTTAGCCCCGCCGCATTGACGTTTAGCGCGCTGCGCTTTACATACCGGCTATGTGGATTACCGTCGCGGTTACGGATCTGCGTAAGCGCGTACGCGGCTACGATGTGGCCGGCTTCAAGGTGAAGCCCGAAGGCGTAGTGGAGCCGATTGTACAGCAGGATGTGCCTGCCGACGTCGAGGCCAAGTTCCTTGCGCAGGAAGTCGTGTGCTTCTACTGGCACTCGGGGCAAGCGCTTCTCGCCTGGCCGGTGCAAGCCCCCAATGGTCAAGTGGTGCTCGCGGCCGTCGACGTCGGGCATCTTCGTCAAGCCGGCTGGGATCTCGACGAAGTAGGAATGGCGCGCGCCTTGCCCCGTGTGCCAGGAGCGGGGCTCGACGCGGCTGGCGGGCTAGACCCCCGCCAAGCGGCGGTGCAGGCTCAGCAGCGCGCCGTGTTGGAGAGTAGACTGCGCGGCAAGCGCTAGAAAACGGCTTGACGCCCGTGCGCCTGCTACACTAGGCGCATGCGTAATGGCGTGCGTAGTTTCGGCTTAGGGCTCAGCCAGAGCTTCACGCCCGGCATCCCTCGGGCACAAGCGGAGGGCGCGCGCATCGACGTGCAGGCCTACGTCGATGGCCCCGTAGGCGCCGGCCAGAGCGTCGACGCCATCGCTCAGAAGATTCGAGAGGGCCAGAACGACCCAGACGTGCAGGGCATCGCCGCCGAGGCGGTTAGAAAGGCTGGCTTCGACGGGCGGGGCAAGAAGCCTAGTGTGAGGCAGATCTGCCAAGCCTGCCTCGACGAGTACCGCTCGCTTGTGCTCTACGCCTCGGACCCCGGGAAGACGGAGCAGGTGCAATCCCCGAGCGCGACGATGTGCCTCAGGGGCAAAGCGGGGCTGTGTCTCAGGCGAGGCGATTGCGACGATGCGACAGCCGCTTTAGGCGCGATGATTCTGTCTTTAGCCATCCCCGTGATGATCTGCGTACAGCCCTTCCCCGAGCAGGCGCACGTCTTGCTCGTCGCCTTCGACGAAAACGGCACGAAGCTCGGCGTCGACGGGGCCAACAACACCTACTCCGTGGGCCCCTTGGGGTCCGCAGGCGCCCCCCCGAATGTTCCCGGGCAGAGCTTCTACGATCCCCTGAAGGCCGCACCGGTTGGCCCCGTGGGCGTTTCGGGGGCACAACTAATCACTATGGGCGCATCACAACAGAGGCACGCGAGCGACGGCAGTGTCTTCGCCAGCGGCGGCGGTGTCTTTGCCGGCGGCGCCGCACCTGAAGGCACACCCATCAGCGTCTCCAACAGACCGGCGCCCGGCGACGACACCGGTACTTCCAATCGGCCCGCCCCCGACGTGCCCGGGGGCATCACCGTCGGCCGTCCTGCGCCCGGCGCCACGATCTATCGCGGCGGCTTGTGGCTCCGCTCCGGAGCTCACGGCATCGAGTACAACACGGGTCTCGGATGGCTCCCGAGCGGCATCGGCCAAGGTGCGCCGGACCAGGCGGCTGTTGACGGGCTCAAGGCCTCACTCACTACCCAGTGGCAGACGACGGTGTCGACAGCGCAAGGCTGCGCCACTCTCGCTGCCAGCGATGCCGCCGGCTTGCAGAGCGCCTACGCCGACTGGCAAGCCTTCAGTAGCCAACAGTTGGGGCCCAGCGACTACTCACGGCTCAAGGATTACGCCCGTGCCAGGCAGCTCTGGGATCTCAAGGTGAACCTCGCTTGCTCCTTGCCTGCCGGTGTCGGTGCCACGGGCGTGGGCGAGGTGCACATCCCCGGCATCAACTGCAACATCGACGTTCTGGTGGGGCAGAAGACTCGCCTTTTGGTCGGATGGGACCAACTCACCGACGATGTCGACAACTGTCCTCTGTGCAAAGAGGACAAGAGCGTCTGCGCCGCCACCCCCGCCTTCCCCAACGGTGCCCCCGACGGCTTCACGCTCACACAGAAGTACGACTACATCGCCGACCACGTCGCGTTCATGAACTGGTACAACGCGGACATGCCTCTCTGCGATGCCGACGCGGAGATTCAGCGCGGCTACGACTTCGAGAGAATCTACAAGAAGTGGCGTGCGCTCGTGGATGCGCACTGCAAGGCGACAGGGGGTAACCAGGCCCCCGACTTGCCGCCCCTTCGCAACGACGATCAGCGTAACCCCGATTACGTTCCGCCTCCGACTACTGCGGACACCGTGTCATCCATCGTCAAAGGTGTCGCCGTCGTGGCTGTCTCAGCCGCCGCCATATACGGCTTGTCGATCATAGCCCCCGGGCTCCGCAATGCCGTCGAAGGCATCACGAGCAAACGCAAGCCGGCTAGCAAGAAGTAGCGATGGCTTCGCGGCTCATCGCCAAAGGCTTCGATGTGCTCTTCGAGATGCACGAAAGTAGCGATGTGGAGCCTCATCGAGACGCGGCTTTGCTTCATGATCCCGAAGGCGTCGTGTGGCCGGCGTGCAGTTTGCTGGTAGCCAGATTCGAGTCGCTAGGCGACAAGGCGTGGCTTCACAAGGATGCCCCGGCACGTGACTACTTCGGCGCCGACTACGAGCTGCGCGAAGGCATGTTGACAGACGTGCCCCCCGCTGACTTGTGCCAGTGGCATCTAGTCGGCTCCGTGAAACGCATCTTCTACTGGCGTGAGGGCGCGAAGTACAAGGTCGGCGTCTACGAGCACACGTTCGGCAACAGAAGTCTTGCGAGCCTCTTTCGCTCCGGCGCCGCAACGCTGTACCGACGCGGCACTGGCGCCGCTGCCGTCTATCGCCTCGATATGCCCTCGTGGTGCCATCTCGATGACCGCGGCATCGTCGCACCCTAGCGTCTGACGCGTAACGCGCTACGCTGTCCTCTGTAAGGCGTACATGCGCCTACGGATAAGCTCATGTCCGACTACATAGACGTGATGCAGCGCGAGGGGGACGAAGTGTCCGCAGCTAGCCGTAAGCGCAAGCGCTCCAGCGGCAAAAAGCCTTGGAGTCGCAAGAAGTTCGAGAAGTGCGTACGGGGCGTGAAACGCTCCAACAAACGCCGTCGCAGTAAGGCGAATCCGTGGGCTGTCTGCAATGCAGCGAAGAAGCGCGCCGGTGAGCGTAAGCGCCGCAGAAACGCCGCTGGCGAGAAAAAGCGTACGCGTCGCTTGACACGAGCGCGTAAGACGGTGCACACTTCTCACCGTGCAGGGGAGAAGCCTTCGCGGGGTACCAGGGGACGGCGCAAGAAGCGCCACACCTCACGGGAGTCCTCGACAATGGCGCGAAAGCGTAAGCGTAGCTGCAAATACGGAAAGCTGAAGAGCCCCCGCGGCCGGAAGCGCTGCAAGAAGCCGGCGGGCGCTCGGCGTAGCTACCACCGGAAGAATCCCCGGCGCGTGGCCGCCGGCAGGAAGGCCGCTCGCACTCGCAAGCGCCGCAGCGGCAAGCACACGCGGGTCCGCTTGGATCCGTTCAGCGGCAAGTATTACGCCTTCGAGGGCAAGAAGCGCAGGCGGCGCAGCGCCAAGCGGCGCAGGCACACGGCTCACGCCGCCGAGGCCCCGCGGCGTCGCAAGCGCCGCAGCTACAAGCGCAAGCGCCCCGGCCATCACAAGCACACGGTGCGCGGTTACTACCGTCGCGCGAAGCGTGGCAGCTCTCGCCGCGTCTACGTGCGCGGTCACCGGAGCCACGAAGCTCATCGTCGGCACCGCCGCTCGCATGGGCGGCGCCATGGCGCGATGGCGAACCCCATCAGCCTGATGGACGGCGTTCTCGGCGGCGTGTGCGGTCTCGTCGGTTTCGGCGCTGCCGAAGTCGTGGATCGGCTTCTTGCGACCCATGCCCTCAAGGACACGGGCGCCAAGGATAGCTCTGGCAACGAGATCTACGTCGATCCGGGCGACGCTGCCGGTCACACCAACCCGACGTACGTCATCGGGCCGATGTGGGGCACAGGACAGTGGATGCGCCTCGCCGCAGGCCTCGGCCTCGGCGTCGTGCCTCTCGCTGCCGGCGGGATGATCAAGAGCTCGTCTCTCCGCTCCTGCGTTCAGTTCTTTGGCTTCGGTGCGCTCATGCGCACCGGTGGAAAGGCCCTCTCCGACGGCATCGCGTACCTTACGCGAAGCAACGCGCCGTTCGGGCAGCGCCTCTTCATGGCGGAGATCAGCGCACAGACGGTGCTCAACCCGTCGTCCGCCCCCGCGCAGCTTGCGGCCCCCGCCGCTGGTGGCGTCTCGGTCGGCCTCATGTCCGGGTGCCAGTGCACGAACTGCAAGACGGGAATCGGTTCCTGTTGCGCAGGCGTGACCCTCGCACAGGTTCAGCAGGGAACGGCTCAGCGTGCCGCTGGCGCGCCGCAGACGAGCCCCGCCCCGAACCCCGGCATCCCCTCGACGATCGCCAACCCTCCGTTGACGACGCAGCAGCCGCCTCCCCCGGCGACCAACTCTGACGGTCAGCCGACGAATCCTTCTCCGGGCTCCCTCCGCGGGGCCCCTCTTGGCGCGGGCGCCGGCAAGTCCGGGTTCGTCCAGCCGCTTTATAACCCCAACATCCGCCGAGTGGTCGGCGACGCGTAGGAGCGGCGCGAAGGCGCTCTGAAGCAAAGGCAAAAGCACCATGGCTACCATGATTCGTAGGCCCTCCCAGAAGAACCCGAGGCTGACCCTCGGTGCTGGGCTCGGGCAGAACGCCGCCTCGGCGGACATCGTCTCGCTCATGAAGAGCGCGACCTCGTGCCCCATCTACGCCCTGCCCACGGTGGCCAAGGTGCAGTGGGAGTTCGAGGGCCCCATCACGAACAGCGCCGTCGGCCAGGTGCTCGGAAACCAGATCAGCATCCTGGGTTCCGGTGCCAACCCCGCGGGCGTCGACAACGTCTACTCGACCGATGGCCTCATCAACGGCGAGTTCCAGACGTACGTCCTGGCTTGCGCCATCGGCGTGCACCTCGAGCCCGAGCCTCTGTGCTTCACCGCGCAGGGCAACGCGATTCCGACGCCTGCTTCGTCGGTCGCGATGCCGAACAGCCCCGACAACTACACCGTCCTCGACCAGACGAACCTCGTTTACGGTGGCGGTACCCAGACGGCCCCGCAGGTTCAGGCGAACATGCGGCGCGCCGTCCTCCAGTGGGGCTGGTGGGTCAACTACGGCTTCTGGCACATGGTCCGCGGCTACAATCTCCGCTGGACCTACGGAAGCCTCATCAACATCATGGACGAGCAGCTCCGTGACACGGCGTACACGCCGCCCGCGGCTCAGGAAGGCAGCGCCTCGTCCAGCCAAGTGTCTATCGTCGACTTCGTGAACCGCACCAACCTGCGGTACACGGACCCGACGAAGATCGGCGGCAACAAGATCTTCCTCTGGCAGAACCTCGTGCGCGTCGGCACCCTCGGTGCGCAGACGACCTCGACGGAGACCCAGGGCAAGTTCCGCCCCTTCGACGACGTCATCGCCGATGCGACGTTCGGCGGCATGGACCTCCGGAGCATGCTCAAGGGCAACTCCGAGTTCCGGACCCTCGAGCAGCCGTACATCCTCAAGCCGGGCGTTCCGCCGGGGCTCATCTTCGAGGCCAACGGCAACAACCAGGAAGCGATCCTTTTCCGCAACCAGTTCGACGCGACCGGAGGCTTCGGCGGCACCCCGCCCTACTCCCTCACGCCGAGCCAGAGCCTCATCTCTGCGGGCGCGGGCGCGACCTTCGACGAGCTTTCGACGGACGGCGTCGACGTGCTTCAGACCCAGAACGCCGAGCACTACGTGTTCAAGGGCGGAACGGGCCTCATGAGCGTCGAGGTCAAGGGGTACGAGATCACCGAGCCCCTCGCAGACCAGATCAAGGCGGATCCGCACCTCCAGGCGCAGATCTGCTCTGAGTGCGGCTGCGCGGTCGGCTGGGCCTCGTAATCAGCATCAGCTAGGCGGCGGGCGACATCGAGTCGCCCGTCGTCGACAGCAGCGCCCTCAGTGCTGCTGTCGACGGCGAAAGCCGGCAGAAGGCAAAGATAGATGTCGCTTCAAGACGTACTGAAAGCGGGCGCGGGCGCTTGTTGCTGCTCGATGGAGGACATCAAGGGCATGTTGGCCCTCGGCTCCCCTCGCCTCGCGCTGGCGAAGGCTCTCGGTGTGCCGATGGCGCCTTGGGCCATCCGCATCGCGGCCGTCTTCGGCACCGTCAGTACCCCCAGCGTCCTCGACGCGGGCCAGGACGTGAAACTGGTACAGGACGTCATCATCGACGACATCCGCTACCAGGTCGATAACCAGAACGTCGGCAGTGGCGACTTCGATTACCTCAACGACTACTTCTACGCGCTTCAGAGCAACATCGAAGCGACGTTGAAGGTCACCGGGGCCCCACGCTACGACGTCTACCCCAACTTCACCCCCATCGCCCAGATTCGGCGCCCCACCTGCGGATGGGTGTTGACGAACACGCAGGGTCTCAGGATGGACTTCCAGGCGAACACCCAGCTCCCGTTCGCACCGGTGAAGGTCACATTCGTCTTCGAGGGGCGCACGACGCACTGGGCGAAGCTCATCGAGATGACGCAGGGCCAGGCCCTCAGCGCCTTGAAGCAGCTCGGTTGCGACACGGGCGTCTACGAAGAGATCTACTGCTAGGAGGTGCGCGGTGGCGCAGCCCCCGAAAAGTAGAGTCGAGATTCGCAGCATCGGGTTCGACCCCTCGAGCCAGTTCGTCGTCACCGATCCGTACGGCGGCAGTGCGACTTTCACCTGCCAAGTGCCAACGCTCGCGACGACAAGCTTGCCGAGCTGCACGCCCCCGAGCCTCGGCACCAACAGCCGGTACCTCTTCAAACTGGCCTCGTTTCAGGTAGGGCAGTCCGGGGGGTGCGCGCGCATCAGGGGCTACAGGCTGCAAGTGGAGCTCTGGGCGAAGCAGACCTCAGAAGGGGCGGGCACCCGCTACGTGAGGCAAACCGTTCTGGATCCGGCCTTCACCCTGTCGGATGCGAATTGGAGCTGGCACCTCAGATACATCCCCGCGACAGCCTTGGAGGCTATTCGCGGCGGTGCGAGCCAGAACGTACCTCCGACGGCTGTCAACGGCGATGGTACTACCATCGATGTCAACGTTGACGGCGTCTCCTTCCGTTGGGCCGACACCAGCGTGCTGCTGTACGAGGCGCTCCAGATGGCGCCCAACGATCTGTCCTACGTCGACCTCGTCGACTACACGCCCCCTAACCGCGGAATCCCTTGGGGAGAGCCCATCGGCAACCTCGGCACCTTCTACGGCGTGACGACGCCCTACTCGACGAGCCACGCGTGGGATTCTCTCGACATCCCGTGCAGCGCGCCGGGGACATACGCGCTCTACTGCTCCGTGAAGCAGACGAACGCCTCCACGCGCCTAGCGCTGACGGGATTCACCCCGAGCACCATCTTCAGCCAAGGGCTCAGCGACGAAGAGCAGTTCTTGCTGAACTTCCCCACCGCGTACATCGGCGCTGTCGGCGGAAGCCTCATCGTCGAATACGATACGGATGAGTGCGACAGCACTGACGGCGTGGGGATGAAGGAGGGGCCCTGTGGCTGAAGTCATCGAGGCTAAGCTGCTGACTGCCGGCGCGGGCGCGGGGTTCCTGCAACCGCCTGCGCCTCACTCGCAGCCGCTACAGGCCGCACCGCAAGCGCCGCCGCAAGCGCCCCCTCAGAAGGCGCCCATCGGCGCGCCGGCCCCGGCCGCGCCAACGGCGACAGCGGCGCCCTCGTCACCAACGACGACACCCGGCGTCTACGTCTCCGGTGGCGCCGTCATCGGCATCGCGATCGGAAGCCTACTTGTAGGTGGCGTGCTAGGATGGGTTCTGAAGGGAGCGTCTCGAGAATGAGCTCGCAGAAGTGGCAAGAGCACCGAGGGCCCGGCAGCGTGCCCGTCAAGACGGAGACGGGGGCCCCGCTCGTCATCGGGATGGGCGCGAGCCCCGTAGTTGCCCACGGCCGCTACTGGTTCCGCCAGCAAGACGGGCGCGTGTTCTCCTACGCCGTCGGCGCGGGCGCTTCTGGTAGCCTTCTGGGTGTCAAGCGAAACGCTCAGCAAGCGGCGATGTTGGCAGCAGTCAACAGACGCGCTCGGATTCACAGCGCCGCTCCGCATGGGGTGAGACTGCGCCATCCGTTCGTCGGGATGGGCCAGGCTATCGTCACGTGCGCTGACGGCAGCGTTGCATCAGATGCCTCGCAGTGCCCCGGCGGGTTCGTCCAGAATCCCGATGGCACGTTCTCCAACGCGCAGGGGCAGCAGGTGTTTCCCTGCCCCGACGGGAGCTTCGTGCTGGACCCGTCTGCCTGCGGCGGCGGCGGCGGCGGCGGTGGTGGCGGCGGAGGCGGTGGGGGCGGGGGCGGTAACTTGGGTGCCGTCGCGGCTGCCGCTGTCAGTGCGCTCAACAACGACATCAACAACTACTGCACCGACGTCGGTATCCCCGGCACCGCTGTCAATAGCGCCGTTCACAACTTCAAGGCCGCGTGGAATGCCGCTAATCCTGGCAACAAAGTGCCCATCGGCACCGGCAACTACGAGCCGTCGGTGGCGGCTGCGCTGAACAGCGTGAGCGCCGGAGCTCCCCCCGGGTGCGGCGGCGGCGGCGGTGGCCCCTCACCTTCCCCTAGCCCGGGGCCTTCGCCCGGCCCTGCGCCGTCTGCGCCCCCCGCGAGCAACAACGCCCTCCTCATCGGCGGCGCCGCTGTCGCCGCCGTCGCCATCGTGGGCGGCGCCCTCTGGTACAAGAAGCACGGTAAGCATCGTCGTCGGTAAGGCGCCGTTATGCAGTGGACCGCCGAAGCCGTCATCGCGCTCATCGCGCTGTTCTGCACGTTGGTGCTAGCGGCATTCCAGTACGTCACTCACATCCGTGAGAAGGCGGCTACGGGAGAGCGTGAAGCGCTCATAGCGCGCATCAAGGTGTGCGAAGGTACGTGCTCCACGGCAAGTACAGACGTCCAACAGGCGCAACTGGCCGTCAAGGGGCTTGAGGGGGAAGTACATGTCGCGCGAGCGGAACACAGAGGTATCGCTGAAGCGGTTGAACGGCTTACAAAAACCATCGACGAGCGGGTAGCGCGTATCGAAGACAAGGTCGACGCGCTTTTGACCCGCCACCCGTAAAGGACACAAGTCATGTTGGCGAAACTCGATTGGCAGGACATCATCGCGTGGCTTTTGTTCTTCGTGCCGGGAGTCTTGAAAGGCTTCCAGTCCGCGATGGGCAGTGGGCAAAAGCTGGACTTGATGACGATCCTCATGATCCTCATCCCCGTGCTCGTCGGTAGCTTCGCGGTTCTGAAGAACCCCGGCAGCGCAGCGAAGACTGCCGCACTGGCGCCGGCTGCACCGCCTGCGGCCCCTGCGGCGGCGAAGGTGACGGCGCTCGCCGCCAAGAAAAAGTAAGCGCTGTCGACTAAGCGACACTTGCGCTTCTGATGGGCGGGGCTTACGCTCCTGCTCATGCAAAACACCAACTCCACCGGTGACGCCCAGGGCGCCCCCGTCAGTTCCCCCCAACCCACGAAGAAGCGCCGTGGCTTTGCCGCCATGGACCGCGCCCTCGTGTCTGAGATCGCCCGTAAGGGCGGCAAAGCGGCGCACGCCGCAGGCACGGCTCACGAGTTCACCCACGAAGAAGCCCGCGAGGCTGGCCGCAAGGGCGGCAGGGCGACCCACAATCGCCGCCGCAGCGGCGACGGCGGCGCCGGCTGATGGACATCAAGGAAACTATCGGCACCGCTCACGTCCTCAAGGCATCGCTGCCCGGCGGCATCGAGGTGACCATCACTGAGACGTACGGGTTCGCCGATGCCCTAGGCATCAGCGATGCACGAGCTGACCTCGTAGTCACCCGCGACAACCGCTTCATGCTACGGTTCGACGCAACGTCATGGCAAGAGTTCAAAGATGCCATCGACTACGTGCTGAAGACGTGGCGCGAGCGTGAAGGGGCCAAGTTCGACGAGTGTTCGAGAGACGACTCTCCCGCAGAAGGCCGCTTCAAGTCATGACCGCCGTTCTCACCAACCTCAACGCGCTCCGTCCCATCAAGGCGCGCGTCATCATCCGCCCCGACGAGCCCCCGGCTACCACGGCGTCTGGCCTCATCGCCATCCCCGAAACAGTCAGGGCCTCGATGCGCACCAAGGAGAAGGGGGAGCGTAGAAAGGCGAGTTGGGGTACCGTCATCGCTGTCGGCCCCGGCGACTACGACGTGAGGGGACGCTTCTACGAACCCGAAGTCGTCGCAGGCGACAGAGTACTAGTCAACGACGTGGCTCCGAAGGAGCTCTACAAGGGGCCTGACGGGGAAGACATCTACGCAACGTGGCACTGGGCGTGCGTAGCCATCGACGAAGACACTCCTGTGCGCCAACGCATGCGAAAGGAACAGTAATGAATATCGCACATCAGAACGACAAGCTCCTCATCGCCGCCGTCACGCTCATCATGTGCCTCGTCGGCATCGACGTGGCCTGTAAGAGCGCCCCTCCAGCCTCCACTCCGACAGACACCGGCAACCTAGTCGCCTGCGTCGAAACGCAGCTCATCGCCGGTAACACCAACATCGTCGACATCGCGGCGAAGTGCGGCGGGGCCGAGATCGCGGTCGTCACCGACATCGTGGACACCCTCTTGAAGGCGCAGTCGGCCCCGACGTTCGCTATCAAGCGGGTGCTGGACGGCGGCACGACTCTCGATCAGCTCAACGAGAGCCACTAGCGCCTAGTCTCGAGGCGCCGTAAGCTCTCAGTGTGCCTACGGCGCCGCGGGGACTAGCAGAAGTCAGGCAGGAGTTACGTGATCTGTTGACGGACATGCAGATGTTGTGGCAACAGCCTGGTACCGGCTTCGACAAGGCTTACCTGACAGCTAAGAGAAAGGCGATGGCGCTAGCGGTCGAATACGCTGCGCTGCTAGACGATGCCGAATGACTCGAGGTGGCAGCGCAAGATTCTAGCGCCAGCGACATTCAAGGCCGAGTGCCCATTCTGCGGCGGTGCCTACAGCATAGAGACCGCGATGCCTGTCGAGACAGCTCCGGGCGTAGTAGAGAGTATCGCCTGCGTCATTCACACTGTTCCCTACTGCGACGAGTTCGACAAGGCCCCTGACGCCGTCGAGTTCGCGCGTATGGCGCGCAAGGCGCGCGATAAACTCAGGAAGGGGTCCAACTGATGGCTGTCGGCTTCTGTTTCGCGATCGTGGACCAGTCCACCAAGGATCCGGGGTACGGCGCCTCGAGCGCCCCGGTGTGGGAGCAGATGGCTAGTGCGCTCACCGATTGGCTCAACACCGACGTTTCGTCAGCGTGGGGCGGAGCCGACATCGTGCGCTATGCCGCCGACGGTGTCGTCAACAACGGCGAGGTACCTTGTTACATCGTCGACAGCGATGCGCAGGTGCCGGACGCCGCTGCCTACCACTACAGACAACCCAACGGTATCCCCGTCATCTACGTCATGCTCGACGAGTTCGACGGTTGGCTATCCGGCACCGAGCCGGTGTCGTCGGGCATCGGCCACGAGCTAGCGGAAACCAAGTGCGACCCCGGCGCCAATCGTTGGGCCGACAGAGTCGACGGCAGCGAGGAGGCCTTCGAGGTCTGCGACAGGGTCCAGGCCACTGACTACACCTTCGACAGCGTAGCGGTGCCGAACTTCCTGCTCCCGGCGGCGTTTGACCCCGGCGCGTCCGGCCCCTTCGACAAGCAAGGGGTACTGGTGACCGGCACCGCCGTCACGCCCGGCGGCTACGTCATACTGAGACAGCAGGGTCCACAAGTAGACGGAGCCAAGGCATGTCGTGTGACCCTTACCGGCAACCTCAAAGGCCGAGCGATGGCGCACAAGAAGCATCACTCGTCGCGCGCCTTCAGGCGTGGATGGCGGGGCTAGTGCGCTGGAGGTACCCCATGAGAAGCGACTACGAAGCTGACGCCTCCAATAGCCCCGGCGGGTGTACGACTGTGCTGGTATTCGTAGGCGGCTTGATGACCGCCGCCTACACAGCAGGCGCGGTGTGGGGGTTTCCGCACTTCATTACCGCCGCTGCCAAGTGGCTGTTCGGCTGCTAAACTTTTTCTCATGCACCCCCTCGTCAAAGACTTGCTGCGTGGAGCCTACGGCACCGGCGTCAAGGCTGTCGCGCGAGCCATCGATGCCGTCTTCGAGGACGTCGACGCAGGCGCCAAAGAGGTCTCGAGCCGCGCCAAGCGCGCACGGGGCAAGCTGAAGGACATCGAGGCGCGCGCCGACGCGTCGAGACACATCGACGACAACGACGACAGCACAGCCGATTCGGAGGATCACTAACGTGCCTGACACCGACTATAACGACGATGACATCGTAAGCCCGCGCGAGCTAGCGGGTATGATCCGGCGTGCCAACGACTGCCACCTGTGGGTGCCCTACGGCAACGGCGTAGGTATGTGGGTACGAGTGGCGCACACCACAGCCCACACCATCGTCGAGGATGCCTACGAAGAGGACTGCCAGGAGATCTTCGCCTACATGGAGGGCGGAGACTTGTTTATCGGTGCTGAGGGTGCCGCGGAGCTCGAAGGCTCCGACGACGTCGACGGCGACATCGAGACGGAGGTACCGGCGCCTGACGGCGGAGAGACCGAGACGCCGTAACTGCCGGTGGCGCAACGCACAGCCTTAGCGTAGCATCGGAGGCTTGAGAGGAGGCTAGCTCCCCGATGGTCCGTAAGAAGAAACAGCCGATTGTCGAAGAGGCGCCTGCGCAGGAGCTACCGTCGACGGTATCGATGTCGGCGATTGAGTTAGCTGTCGCGGCAATGGACACCGACTACGCCCCGGCATGGATTGCCGCTGTCGATACCGATAGTGACTCTGACGACAGCAACAGCGAAGCGGAGTCTTTCGACATGGGCCCGTCCTCTAGTGGGTGGGTGAGTCGTGAGACAACGAGCGTCACCGGTCTGTGTGTCGTGACGACATGGGAGAAGTTCGACGATGTCGGTTGAAGTTGCGCCTTTGCGTCAGACGGCGGCGCGCGTCTACAATCTCCACAAGTGGGCTACCTACAAGGATCCATACGCGGCTCCCGAGACGGGGTTATGCCTCACCGGCTACAGAGACCCTGAGCCCGACCCCGCAGGTGTCGACAGGAAGATTCTCACCAGCTTGGTCGTTGACGTGAGAGGACGCCGTGTAAAAACTGCATCTGGCAGCACCTACATATTGCAGACGCCGGACCCCGACTTCGTCAAGTGGTGCCGCGAGAACGGCGTGCACGACCCGACAACTGACCCCGAAAACCCCATCAAGGACCGTCGATGAAGAGCCCTCTAGTATTGAGCCCGAGGGAATGTGCGCCGTGTGATTGCCGTTGCGGTGCCAGTTTCCGGGGTGCGAAACCTGATGGATGGGAGTTCTTGGGGCGATGGTACTGCGATAGATGCAAGCAAGATGAGTGAGTTGAATCGACTACGCGACGGCTCGGGTCCGTATCGCACGCCGACGCCCCCGAGTCGCCACACCGGGCTGGAGTACACTGTGTACGCACAGTCCATGGATCACGAGGATTGGGCCGTCTTCGTACTCAAAGAGCTGACTGATAAGGCCGCTGAAGGGTGGCGCCCGGTGTTCTACGTCGAAACGCCGGACTGCGGCGGCGCCGTCCCCTCCGGTATCACCATCATCTTCGAACGCATCAAGGAGCCTGCCGTCAATGAGTAACGCCGAGCCTGCCGTCAATGAGTAACGCCCCCCGCCCCTCCGTCTTCATGTGCTGCCCCAGCCTCCGGGGCTTGTCCGACAGAATCGAGAAGGCCGCCTACGGTTTCCGTGATTGGCTTATAGCTACCGGTGTCGACGCGCCGTTGCTCACCAGAAGCAGTAAGTGCCCTCTCTACATGGCGCGCAGCTTGATGGCTGACGACTTTCTCAGGTGGTCCCATGCGCGTTGCGGCGGCGGCTCCGACAACGACGTCTACTTCAGTTTCGACGACGACACCGAATTCCGCTTGGAGGACGCGCAAGCCGTCGTCGGCACCGTGCTGGAAGGCGTATCCGACTTCAGCGGGGGCTCCTACGCCCATCGCGAGATCAATCCCCGCGCTTTGCGCGCCGCCTGCAAAGACGACAGCAAAAGTTGGGAGGAATGTCTCGAAGATGGCGCCTCGGCGTACTGCAGTCACCTGCCTCTCTACGCATACGCCGATAAGCACATCGACGGCTTCGTCTACAGGGAGCATCAGTTCGTCACCTCTGATTGGGTGGGGGGCGGCTTCTTCGCAATGAGCCGCCGCGCCATCGAAGCACTCTTGAGCGCCTACCCCGGCATGATGCTCTTCGACAACGCCATCGACGCCAACGGTATCTGTCAATCAGACGACATCGTCATCGGTAAGCGCTTCAAGGCGATCGGGGGGCAGAGCTGGCTCGACGTCTCGTCGCGGCTCGTGCACTGGGGCAACTTCGGCTACAGGAGTGCACTCGACAGGCATCTCCAAGAGCAAGGCTACACCTTCACCAACTTCGCCAGTGCTAAGCCTGGCGTGCTGAATACCGCCGTGCACCCCGACGCCGTTCGCAACGCGAAGCATCCTGGCATCAAGTTCCGAGCGTTGCGCGATAAGGCTGGCTTGAGCCAAGAGCAGCTCGCGGAGCTGATGTCGGTACCCCCTAGTTACATCGCGCGCGTCGAAGCACATGACGTCGAGCTCACCGCTGGGCAAGCGGAGAGCTGGTTGGATTGGTGCCGACGCGCTACACCTACCCAATGACGCCCGACGACGCCGTCGTGTACCGCATGATGAGGCTGTTGGAACATGAGCATCTGTTCGACGTGCCGCGTTTCACTCACGAAGGAGGAACTCTCGCACCCCAGTGGGCTCTGCGAAGCTTGTTGGGGGCGCGCTGTGGCGGTGCCGTATCCGAAGCGGCTAGTAGAGTCTCCCCGCTCTCGACACCTCCACCCTGGCGACATGCTGCACTCGTCCTGTTCTGACCTGGATGTCTACGAAGTCATCGGCGTAGGCGACAGTACGCTGGCCTTGAGGGTGTTGCAGCCCAACGAAGCTATTCACTTCGACGCCGACAACGACGACACCGACGACATCGACTTCGACGCGCATGTTGAACCGGGCGCTCACATCGTATTCAGCAACGTGCAGTACCGAATAGTACAAGAGGAAGACGCAGCTTTCTCTGATACGTGGATTGTGATCTGCGCCCCTCTCGGAGGGTGCTACAGATGCACTCGTCTGTTCTACGTGAAGCATCCCTCACACGACGGCATTACCAAAGAGTGACCTTGCGGCGCGCCACCGCGTCTGCCGACGCCTGACGCCTATCGTACCGCGCTGTCGTACGGGGGCTTTCGTGCCCCATCAAGCGCTGCACCGTCGCGAGATCCATGACGTCGAGGCACGCCGAGGCGAACGTACGCCGACAGTCGTGCGGCGTGAACGGTTTCAGCCCCGCGCCCTTCGCGGCGTCGGCGCAGAGGCGCCCTAGCCACTGCGAGTTGAGCGGTTCGTACCTCTTCTTCCCCTCGAGACGGAGGAACAGCCATGGCCTGCGACGTGCGTCAGCCGCCAGCTCTGCGCGCGCCTTCAGCCAAGCTGCAAGGCAGGCTGTTTCGCTGGCGCCCACCGGCACCTCGCGCTCCTTCCGGCCCTTGCCGACCACCCGGACGGCCCCAGCAACGCCTCCGGCGACGTCGCCAGCAGCGCCGGCACCCCCCGCGACGCCTCCGGCGGCATCATCCAACCCCCACGCCTCTACCGGCGCCGTGCAGATCTCCTCCGCGCGCAGTCCGGCACCTATCATCAAGGCGAAACAGGCCCTCACGAGCGCCCCTTGGGGTCCCTCGAGCCCACCGGCCCAGCGCCGAAGTGCTGCTACTTCATCCCCCGCAAGCATTCTGCCAGCCGCCAGGGAGCTCCCCCGGGGTGTTTTGACACTACGCATGCGCTCGCAGGTGTCCCAATCGACGTAGCCGAGCTTCCAAGCGTGCTTCCATACCGACCTTAGAGCTGAAAGCGTCACCGCTACGGTGGCGCGGCGGTACCGTTTCGCGAGCTCGCCAGCGATAAAGGCGATGTCCGTGTACTCCAATTGGTGCCAAGGGTACTGTCGCCACCCCTCGGGCGCTTTAGCAGCGTCGGGATTGAGGCACGAAAGGGCCCTTTTGAGGCCCTCGCGGTACGTCTCTTGGCTGCGCACTGAATAAAGCGAGTCGAAAGCAGCCTCCGCGGGCAGCGCGCGCGGCGCCTCGCGCACTAGGCGCCCCCCTACAGCCTTCACGCGCGCGATCGCAGTAGACGGCGCCGCGGGCACATCGCCTGAAAGTACCTCTAAAGCATTGATATCATTGAGTTTTTCGTCGTTTTGCATGTTTTCCTCAGGGCCTAGTTGCCATTAGGCCCACACGTAGGATACACGCGCGAGGGCCGTTTGGCACGGGTTTTGGCGCGGTTTCGTGTGGGATAAAGGCCCACTAGCCGGCTACCTGGCCAGGGGGGTTGGGGGCGCTCGCGCGGGTTTCTGGCCCGCGAGGGGGGCGCATAGGCTCGCCACGGGCCCCGCGGGGTGGCGCGAGGGGAGGTGGCTTTGGGGGCCCGTGCGGGTTTCCTGGGAGCGCCTAGCGCCTACGGCTGAGGTGCGACAGTATCCTACCTAGTCACCTGAAAACCCGCACGAAGATTGGCACGACTTTTGACGGCGCGAAGGGGCGTACGCAGTTACGCGGCATGGGTGCGAAGTCTTCGCGCCTACGGTTTGGGGGCGCTAGTGGTTTCGCCTGGTTACGGGTGGCACGGGGGGTGCAACTACCACTTTTGACGGCGCGCAGTAGGCGCCGCGGCAGGGTAACCAGCCCTGAATCCCACGCGCGACGTGGGGCCGGCTTTGCGTCGGGTTTCGACACGCGGAAAGCGCGTGTGGCCGACAGTGCACGGTATGCCGCGGCATCGGAGGCAACGCGATTGCCTCGCGCGACGGCCATAGCAGCCTCAATCCCGCGTCGCGCGGCAGAAACGCGCGAAAGGGTGTCGCTGGCCCGAAGGGACAAGCGAGTCACTGGGATCGTGACCCGCTCGCGCGTCCAAAGGCCCGGAAGCGAAGCGCAACAAGAATGAAAGCGCGAAAGGCTCGGCAGAACCGAGCTACCCAAGGATAGGCTACGCGACGGCACACGCCGCGTAGGCCATGCTGCAAAGCCCGAGGACACGGAAAGCGCGCGCAAGCGCGTAAGGGAACGGCGAGACGGCGCGTAACGAACGTCACTCGCCCCGATTGACTCACAATCAATCGCGCGCTTTCCGGTGTATCGGTCGACATTCGTTGTACAGGGAGGTCACGTAACGCCCCCTACGTCGAGTGTCGACCGATACGCATCCTATAAAGGAGACACGGCAATGGGTTACACTTTCGGTTACTTTCTCGCGCGTTTCGAGGCCTTCGACGAATCGCCCTTCGACGCGCACGTTGCGTACGTGTTCGCTGGACACTCGCGCAAAGACTTCCGGTTCTTCAACCGGTACATGCGAGGCTAACACGGGCGAAGTACAGGGATGCCCGCAGATCAAAGAGGAGACCTAACCGATGCTGCGCGACACGATTCTCTACAGCATCGCCACCATTCTCTGGGGCGATGCGTGGGCGACACACGTGGAAGAGCACGATTGCTGCTCTCTTGCGGGGCAAGAGATTACGCACATCATGCCGACGATTCCCGATAAGGCCTTCGCGATGGCGCGCGAGCTGGTAACGCGGCTCGAATCCGCCAACGGCTGCACCGTTGAGCAGCTCTTCGCAAGAGCGAAAGCCGCAGATCCTACCGTGACAGACGATGCCGCGGAACGGTTCGGTGATTGCCTTGCGTGGGAGGCGATGGGTGCGGGAGTGTCGTGGGAAGACGACTACTTGCCGTATCCGCACAAGCGCGTGAATCTCGAAAACTTCGCGCTCGTCATACTGGCGCACGAGCAGTGCGACGACAACAAGGGAGACTAACACATGCCTGCGAATCTCGCTGACATCAATCGCATCATGCACCGCGCAACGCGGCTCATCGAAGCGGCTGCGCGCCTTGCGACGCGTGAGGGGCGCAATCGCGTCGAAAATATCCAGCTCCACACGGAAGGCTTCGCGGAGCCCGGCTACCGCGACGAAGCGGTTGTCGCGCTCGGCAACTGGAACACCGTGGGGCACTGGGACAAGGATGCTCAACGTCACGTCGACACGGACGACGTCATGAAGAGACTCGGCGATGCGTTGGAGCGCGCTGGCGTCGATATCCAATGGGAAGACGAATGGGCATCCTGCAACGCTTGCGGCAAGCTTGTGCGCACGAGTGCCGATAGCTACTCGTGGCAGCCTAGCTACACGTGCGACGATGGCGAGCTAGCCTGCATCGAGTGCGTCGAAGCCGACGGCGCGGAACACTTCGCAAGGCTGGAAGGCGACGAAAACAGCGCCAACACAATCGACACGTTGGATCCGGCAGCCTTCGGCTATGTGCTCGTGGAAGACTCGCTGGAAAGCGGCTGGCACCCGGGGCAGGACGCGAGCCCGAAAGTCATCGCGGAGTCACTCCGCTGGACCCTTGCCCCACGTGCAAGGGCTCGAGCCGCGTGACGCCGCGCCGCTACAAGCGCCGCGTGCAGAAGAAGCATTGCGCACGGCACGCCAGCGTCATGCGGCGCTTCGATGCGCTGTATGGCGACGATGGCGGCACGCCGTCGTTGGGCCGGCAATGGCGCCCCACGAACAAGCGCGCGGCCTTCGCGTTCATCGATCGGCAACCTAAGCGCTATCGCATGCGCGGATTCCTGCCCGGCGCGCAGTGCACGGCGTGCGGTGGGTGCGGCTCGCGCGAGGCATACCTCGACGAACTATGGCAAGAAGCGGCCGACGAGGGAATCAGAGAGACGCCGCGCGGCACCGAAGGGGACGGCGTGTTTCTCTCGTGGGAAGACGGCGACGCGTTCGCGTGCGAGACGCGCGACGCGCCGGAAGACGATTCTGGCGACGGCGACGACGCCGAAAGCGCAGCCTGCAATGCTTAGCAAAGCAGCGCGCGCCGGCATCACGTTCTACTTCGTGCGGGCGCTCTACTATTGGCACAAGTGCCAGGAGCAGGACGCGCACGCCTGCGTTGACAAGGCGAGACGAATACTCGCGTCGGAGGCAAACAGCCATGGTACCGCTTAGCGAAGACATGATGGGGCGCTACAGGTTCTTTCTCGAGCACGCTGGCTACTGCACGCCGCCGGGGCGCGCGGCGTGCGCGCTGGCGCTGGCGCGCGCCGAGGCGCGCGCCGACGATGAAGGCCTCGTGGTTGTGTGGAATGGCGAGGATATTCCGTGGGACGGCGACGGCCCCCCGCCCCCCATCTGGATGTGGGCTGGCGTCGTGCGAGCGGAAGACGCTCACCAAGAATGGGGCTGCATGCCCGCCCCGAAACGAGGCGCCACGTACCTCGCGAGCCTTGGGGGCATCGGCTTGAATGGCTGGCGCGATCCGTATGTGCGCGTCGTTTCCGCCGAATTGCTGGCGGAAGCGCTCGACGTCATCGACGCGGAGGCGAAGCAAGCGAGGCTCGACGTCGCGCCGGCCCGCGCCACTCGCACTGCCGACGGAGGGGCGCAATGCGCCGCGTAGACGAAGCGCTACGCCAACGCGTCAAAGAGCGGCTTATGAAGCCGTCGCCCCCTGAGGGGGCGCACGTCTGCGGACCGTGGGGGTGGGGCCTTTCGGAAGCACAAGCTGAGGAGCGGCTCGTGTATTGGCGACGGCTGCTCACGATACCAGGCCTGACCGAAGACGAGGTGGCCCACAAGATGGTGTCTTGGGGCATGCCCAAACGAAAACCGCGGAGGTAAACCGTCATGAAGCGCAAACGTCGCAGCACCGTCGTTAGGTGCCCCATCATCATGCGTACGCCGAATGTGGCGCGCACGCGTCGTGCGCTCGATAGCGTTCTCGAGCTACTTGATCGGCTGGAGAGCGGCATCGGGTGGGCGCTCGACTTCGAGTGCAAGGTGTTCGCCGCGCGTATGCGCACCGCGCGCAATGCGATCGACGACGCGGATCTGCTGCTGTTCAAGGCCTATCCGCCCAAGCGTCGCAAGTTATGAGCACCGGCGCGCGCTTCACTTCCGCCTCTGACGCCGTCGCCTACATCCTCTCGGGGCGCGCCATCGTCACGCTCGTCAGTCGTCAGACCGGCGCGCGCTTCACGTATCGCGTCGCATCGCCTCGCGACGATGTTAGCGCGAAACGTATTCGTTTCGTGAGCCTGCTCACGGGCCCGTCGAATGAAGCCGACTACGAGTACCTTGGGTACTTGAGCCTTTCGCCTAGCGGCGAATGGCGCTACAACCACGGCAGGGTGAAGAGCCGCATTGCCGGCGACGCGACAAGTGTCAAAGCATTCTCGTGGAGCTGGTTCCGTCTCAAGCACGGCGATCTGCCTGAGGAGCTAGAAGTGTGGCACGAAGGCACGTGCGGGCGATGCGGAAGGAAACTCACGACGCCGGAGAGCATCGAAACGGGCATGGGGCCCGAGTGTAAGCGTAGGGCGGGGCAAGCCCGCTACTCACACGATGCCGCTGCCCAATACGATGACGCGCTGAAAGGAGACTTTCGCAAGTGAAGGCCTCGACAGACAAGAAGGAGACACAATCATGAATTCCGACAAGTTGCTCAAGCTCGCCGCGCTGCTCGACACTGTCGACGAAGACGCGTTCGACTACCAGGTATTCGTCAGCGCCGACTGGCGGCTCGGCGACGCGCACCTGGCGTGCGGCGCCCCGGCATGCGCGCTGGGGCACGCCACTAGAATCGAGGGGCTGGGGCTATACCTCGAGCCGGGGACCACCATGCCGGGGCGCATCCGCTGCGAAGGGCTGGACTTACCGCCATACCCATACGACGAACTGCCCGGCGGCGACGACAGCAACAGCAACACCGTAATCGACTTCCGCGTCTCCATGCACGCGGCGATGCACGCCTTCGATCTGACCTACAATGAGGCGTGCTACCTGTTCATGCCCGGAACGCCGCCGCCCGCCGAGTTCGGCGAGCTGGATGACGCCCCAGCCGACGAGGCCAACGCGCAGGCAGTCGCGGCACACATCCGCGACTTCGTTGCCTGCAAACTGAAGTGGCCCAGTGATCCGTCGGACTGAGGGAGGCGAGCTGCAAGGCGTGTGGCACGAAGTGAGGTTCGCCGGTCGCGGTCCGGGCCGTCGCAGGGCGACCCGGGACGCGGCAATCGAGCCGCTCCAAGGAGACCATCATGACCACCGAATCCACCCCCAAGACACGCACCGTCACCCTCACAGGCCGGCCCCCCGTGCGCGTGCGCGAGGATTTCTGGCCCATCATCGCCCGCGCCCGACGCCATGACGGCAAGGTCGAGTGCCAGGCCAATCACCTCTGGGACCTGACGGTCCGGCAACATGCGGACGGCCGCACGCTCGTGTACGGCTCCGAGGACAGCGGCAACGGCGGCGTCTACCAGGGCTACGAGGCTGCCTACGCCGGGGAGATGCTGGAGCCGGGGGCGGACATCGCGAGCGCCATCATCCGCGTGGGCGAGGAGGCCCGTTGCTCCAAGTCGATGCAGGACGAGTGCATCGCGGACCTGCCGGCCGTGGATCTGGACGCTGCGCCGTCCAAGGACGTCACGATGCCGCGCGAGGGCGCGACGCGACTGCTCGCGCTGCTCGACCGCGTGAACGGCGTCCTCCAGAGTGATCCGAGCGCGTGGACGGTCGACGGCTCCGATCGCGAGGATCTGCGCGCGGTCGCAGCCGAGCTGCGCAAGGCGCTGGAGGTCTGAGCCGTGGACCCGCGCGGCTTCCCGACGACCTTGCCCGAGACGCTTCGCCAGATGCAGAAGGGAAGGCTAGCAGTCATGCATATCTACGACCTCATCAAGCTTGCGCCGCTCTCCCTCGTGCTCGCCGCGTGCGGCGGCGTGTCGGTGGGGGGTGCGTCCCTTCCCGCGGTGTGCGACGATGCGGGCACACCTACCGAGATCGACGCTGGGCCGGCTTTCGATGCGGCGTCCGATGCGCAAGACGCGAGCCCTGTCCCGGCCGACGGGGACGCGTCGCCTGACGCGCCGGGGGGGTGCGTGGAGCTCGCCACGAACGACCTTTGCGTCGTGCCTACACTGCGAGCTATGACGAGGTTTCGCGATGACTCTCTCCCGTAAAGATCTCTCCCCCGACCAAGCCGACGCCTTCGACGCCATTCTCGCGTGGACCGGCGACCCACACGACTCCCCCACACTCACGATGGGGGGCTTCGCTGGAACTGGAAAGACAACCGTCTTGTCTGTCTTCGCTCGCGAGGCCAAACACCTCATCGCCTTCATCGCCTACACCGGCAAAGCCGCCAGCGTCTTGGCGCGCAAGATGAAGGCGGAGGGCGTAGCTACGACAACGCGCATCTTGACTGCCAAAGAGCGCAACGACGGCGTCGACTTCGGCAACGTGCCGTATTGCGGCACTATCCACAGTCTCGTGTATCGCCCGTGCCCCTGCATGGAGCCGCGACAGCCGGGGCAGGAGCCAGTGAAGCGCCCCTGCGAGCTGTGTTACGAGAAACGCTTCTTTCGCCGAGATGACCTCGACAGACCCTATGACCTCATAGTCATCGACGAAGCCAGTATGGTGTCGGATGCCATGCTGGACGACTTGCTCACCTACGGCGTGCCGATTCTCGCTGTCGGCGACCACGGCCAGTTGCCGCCGGTCAAGGGGTCAGGCAGCCTTATGAAGAGCCCCAACATCCGATTGGAGAGGATTCACCGACAAGCGGAGAAGAATCCGATCATCGCGCTCAGCAAGGCGATTCGCGAAACGGGCGACTTCGACTACGGCTTCGCCGACGGCAAGCACGTGTGCTTTGGAAGCATCCGCGACTTGAAGCAAGAAGTCGCCAAGCGCTTCAATCGCGACATGCCTCGCGACGCACTGTTCAACACCGCGTTGCTTTGCTACACCAACAAGCGGCGCGTAGGGCTGAATCAGCTCGCACGGCAAGCAAGGGCCATCAAGGGGGCGCCGGTTGCCGGTGAGCAAGTCATCTGCCTGCGCAATCTGAAGAGCCACCACGTCTACAACGGCATGCGGGGGTATCTACTGGCTCCCGCCGAGCAGCGTAAACAAGAGCAGCCGTGGCTCTACACCGCGCCGATCGAATTCCCCGACGAGGGCATCGCGGGGCAGGACTTTGAGATGTGCGGGGCACAATTCAATCGCGAGAAGACGTTCGACGACGTCGACGCTGCACGCGAGGAAACGGGGATCGAAGCGTATAGCTGGGCGGGGCTGGGAAGCCTGTTCGACTTCGGCTACGCGTTGACAGTGCACAAGTCACAGGGAAGCGCGTGGCCCGACGTGCTCGTCATCGCCGAGACGTACGGTATGGACCGTAATGCCGCGATGCGGTGGAAGTACACGGCAGTCACGCGAAGCAGCGAACGGCTCACGGTACTGAAGTAGGAAAGGGAACCGGCAATAATGATTGCGTTTCATGGGAAGAAGGAAGAGAAGACGCGCATCCTCAAGCAACTGCGTGCCCACGCCAAAGCCGACGAGATCATAAAGGGGTACTACTGGAAAAACGGTAAGGGGTGTGCTGTCGGCTGCACGATCCACTCCGGAGAGCACAGCGAGTACGAAACGCGCTTCGGCATTCCCCAGATGCTCGCTAGGCTCGAAGATCGCATCTTCGAAGGGCTGCCCGACAGCGAGGCGCAGAAGTGGCCGATCCAATTCATGACGGCCGTCACCCCCGGCGCCGACTTGTCGCGAGTCGGGTGGCAGTTTTTGCATTGGTTGCTAACCGACGAGACGGTGAACCCTGGCATTACGCACCCCACGGTGCGCGACGCCGTGAAACAGTGCGCTGACGTATTGGTACCGCTGACCAAGGGCCGTCCGATGGATGCGTCGGCGGAGTCGGCGGCGCGGTCGGCGGCGTGGTCGGCGTCGGCGGCGGCGCGGTCGGCGGCGCGGTCGGCGGCGTATTCCAAGATAGCGAAAAAACTACTGGAGCTACTGAAGGAGACGAAGCCATGAAAACGACAGCGACAGCGACGACGCCGAAAGCGAAGAAGCGCCAAGAAGAGAAACTCGATGAGACCAACTTCCGCGAGGAGGCGCAACGCGCTATCAGGCTCTACATGAAGCGCAACATGCCGTTCGACGCGCTCTTCTGGAGCCGTGTCGTAGGCTGTTACGAGAAGGCGCTGGCGGTGCAGGTGGCGCTGCGCCAGCGCAAGCCGCGCGCCAAGGAGGCTACGTGAAGCTGCGCTACACACGCGACGTCGTCATCAAGAAAGTCAAAAGGATCGAGATGCGTATCGGGTACACCTTCGTCTGGCGCTACAAGGGCGCCGTCTACCAGTCCATCGTCAGCCACAAGTGCCCGCGATGCCGCCAAGCGGCTGTCGTGCGTCTTCCGGAGGCTCTGATAGCCCTTCAGCCTGACGACTCGACACACATATGCCACCCTATTGTGGGTGGATGTAACCACGGCTTCGCTCTTGACGGCGACTCGACAGCGAAGCAAGCTGACTCTTGAGATAACGGAAAGCGGTGAAGACAATGTCGAAGCAGACTAGAAAAACGCCCCTCGGTATCCTCAAGGCAGCGCTGAAACTCGTTTCCGATCCCAAACGTTGGACTAAGAGTGTGTTTGCTGTCGACAAGAACGGCTATTCGGTGCCTTCTACGGATCCTAGCGCCGTCCGGTGGTGTGCCGTCGGGGCCTTGACGAAGATCGGGGGCAAGACCGCCGCCAGATACGCTGCAGCACGCGCCTTGACAATCGCATGTGGTGGCGTCGGCATTACTGATGTGAACGACGGCCGCAACGGCCGTAAGCGCATCATCGCCGCCTTTCAGCGAGCCATCAAGAAACTCGCCAAGAAAGCCTCCGCCGAGTGACCGCTCTCCCCGACTACGACGCGTTGCCGGATACGACTCCCGAAGAGCCGGAGATTCCGCCGTGTAGGTACTGCGGGGGCCAGAAGTTCATAGTGTTGCCCCCCAACGACCTAGCAGACCACCGCGCCGTCAGATGCCCAGAGTGCAAAGGCACGGGGCTCGCGCCAGCGCCCCACAAGCCCCATAAGAGTGGTGTCGTCAAAAAGACGCCGTGACGCGAATGAATACCGACGCCGCTGCGCTCGTCATTCTCGAGGCGCAGCTCGCTAAAGCCACCGTCGTGCCGCGACTCTCTTCGCCAGACGAGGTGTCGCGTGTCGTCAGACTCGTTTCCGCCATACGCCGCAGCAAGCGGCAGAAAGCAGCCGTCAAGTGAATCGCAACGCCGTCCTCATTCTCGGGCGACTCATCTTCGCCGACAACGAACCGGACTTCCTCGCTTGGGCCACCTTCGTCGCCGCTCGCATCGACAAGGAGGCGGGTGTGGCGGTGCACGTCGACTTGCGCGACGAAGGCGATACGCTTCAGTCGACGCGCGTCGTTGCCCTCGACGAGGCCACAGAGAAGCTCGTCGAGAAGGCCGTGCAGCGCATCTGGCAGTCGTGGCTGGCGTTGTCGGAGGCCGAGGCGGCGCCCGACACGCAGCGCGGGGGGTACGCGTCGACTGTCGACGACTTCGATTCGCGACCAACCCCAACGATGGTGCGCAAGGCAATGCCGGTGGCGCGGAGGGCGTGATGAGCAGTCTAGATATGCGAGAACGTCTCCAGCGGCTCGACGACATGATCGCAGAGGGGCGCCTGCTTCGCGGCCAATGGCAAGACGGTAAGGAGCGCGCGTGCCTGCTAGCCGCACTGAGCCCTGAAGCCGGCAAGCAACAAACGTCCGGAGCGTGTCCGGTATCGGTGATGCCTCAATGGCTCGCTACACTCACACCTACTATGGATGATTGTGGCACCACGGAAGCTTGGCCGATAATGGTTAGGCGCTATGCCGACTTGGCCCATCGTTGGGTAGTGCTCACATCCGAAGATTGGAAACGCTTGGACTTCGAGGTCAGGGCTATCTACGTCAGCGCGGCCATCAGCCACGTACCCGACGAGACCTCTGATGCGCGCAAAGCCGCGCGAGACGTCGTCTCGCTGTGCGCTAGGGCCGCTAGAGGAGACTATCCTACCACCGAGCAGTGGTCGGCGGCGCGGTCGGCGGCGTCGGCGGCGGCGTCGGCGGCGGCGTGGGCGGCGGAGTCGGCGTCGGCGGCGCGGTCGGCGGCGTCGGCGGCGGCGTGGGCGGCGGAGTCGGCGGCGTCGGCGGCGCGGTCGGCGGGGTCGGCGGCGCGGTCGGCGGCGTGGGCGGCGCGGGCGGCGGCGTCGGCGGCGCGGTCGGCGGCTTCGGCGGCGCGGTTGGCGGCGTGGGACAGAATGACGACTCTTACGTTGGATGCGATCGAACGCAAGATTCAAGAAAGAGAAGGTACGTGATGGGTTTCCAACAGAAGGCCCCCGAGGGCAAGAAGAATAAAGACGCTCCCGCGCCTTCGCGCGTCAATCGCGGCTTGGTGCACCACCGCGGCGCTAACCCGGCGCGCACCTACTTCACTAACCACACGACGGGCGCTTGCGTCGATAAGGGCTCGTATGGCGGGCGCCAGGTCGGCTACGGGCGCGATGCTGGCTGGGGCATCGCCCGGAAGGACGCAAAGTTTGCCGTCTTCCGTCGGGTGTACATCGAGGTCGACGGCGTGCTTGCGCTGCACACCCTCGCCATCCTGCGGGGGCGGTACGCCACCGTGAGGCAGCAACAGCAGTTCGGTGTCGACCAGAAGGGAGAGCGACTGCCGGAGGAGTATACGCAGCCGCCGCCGACGCCGCCGGAGGCGCCACGATGAAGTCACGTACGCCACGCATGCCGAAGGCGGAACCGATGCGCCTCCGCCT